CGGCGAGCCTGAGACCATGGCCGAAGAACCCGCGCAAGAACGACGGCGAGCCGGTCGCGCGAGTCGCCGAGTCGATCCGTCGCTTCGGCTTCGCGGCGCCGATCGTCGCGCGCAAGGCGACGCGCGAGATTATCGCCGGCCACACGCGCTGGAAAGCAGCGCAGCTGCTGAAGCTCAGCAAGGTCCCGGTGCGCTTCATCGACTGCAGCGAGCGCGAGGCGCACCTCCTCGCGCTGGCGGACAACCGACTCGGCGAGCTCGCTGAGTGGGACGACCCTGCGCTGCACGCAATTCTGGCGAGCTACGACATCAGCGATCAGCTGTTGGCGGGGTGGAACGAGAAGGACATGCGCGAGCTCGAGCGCGCGATCGCCGACTCGCAGGAGCTGCCCGACGACGAGGTGCCCGAACCACCGAAAAACCCGGTCACGAAGCCGGGCGATCTGTGGCAGCTCGGTAAACATCGCTTGGTCTGCGGTGATTGCACGGACGAAAGGGTGGTGAGTCTTGCGCGCGCGAAGCTCATGCCCGTACTCATGGACACCGATCCGCCGTACGGTGTCGACTACGATGCGGCGTGGCGCCGGGAGGCAGGACTCAATAGGACCAAGCGCGTCGGCAAGGTCGAGAACGACGACAAACGCGCCAGCTGGCTTGAAGCCTATAAGTTGTTTCCGGGAGACGTGTCTTACATCTGGTGTGACGCGTTGGTCAGCGACGTGGTCGCGCGCGAAATTGACTCTGCCGGCTTCGAGCGACGTTCGCACATTATGTGGCGCAAACCATCGATCGTGGTGGGACGGGGGCACTACCACTGGCAACACGAGACGTGCTGGTACGCCGTGCGCCAGGGCAAGTCGGCCAAATGGGGAGGCGATCGCAAGCAGTCGACCGTCTGGGACATCGCGCGCAAGGACGGGCAGCAGGAGACTGAGCACTCGACCCAGAAGCCGCTCGAGTGCATGGCGCGACCAATCCGCAACCACGGCCAGCAGGGCGACGTGGTTTACGATCCGTTCAGCGGCAGCGGGACGACGATGATGGCTTGCGAGCACCTCGGCCGCATCTGCGTCGCAATCGAGCTCTCGCCGGCGTACTGCGACGTGATCGTCGAGCGCTGGCAGAAGCTGACCGGCGAGAAGGCGAAGCGAGGCTGAACTCCGAATGGACGAGTTGCTACTCGAAAACGCCCTGGAGACATGCGAGTACGTCGAAGACGCATGTGCGTTGTTTCACTTTGTGCTGCACCCTCGCTACGGAGCGTCGAACGTTTGCCGCTGCTGCTACGCGCCAGTTCAAGACCTCACGCAGCGCCCTGACCTGAAGCCTGGGCTTGGTGGACACGAGCCAACCTGCTCGTACGTGCGGACGCTCGTGCGCGTGCGTGAGGGCGAAACGCTCGAACAGTGGCTGGAGAGGCAGTGATGGGCGGCAAGGGATCGGGCAAACCGCGCTACTCGAGGGAGGTGCACGAGACGATCGTGCGCCACCTGAAGGCCGGCGCATTCAAGAAGGTCGCGGCGCAGGCCGCCGGCGTCAGCGCCGATGCGATGAAGGACTGGGTCGAGCGAGGACTCGCCGGCGAGAAGAGGTATCGACAGTTCGCGCTCGACGTGCAGAAGGCCGAGGCTGACGACATCATCCGCAACCAAGCGATGATCACGAAGGCGGCACTGTCCGATTGGAAGGCCGCCGCGTGGAACCTCGAGCGCAAGTACCCGAAGCTGTATGGTCGAAATTTGAACCCCAGCGTCGGCGTCTCCATCGGCTCGGACGATCGAGACGGCGAGGAGGGAGGCGGAACTCGCACGCGCGTGGAGTTCTACCTGCCGGACAATGGACGCCGCCCGCACGATATCGGCGACGAAACCGTCGAAGACGAAGAAGCGTAAGCGGCGCATCCGCGTCGTGCGCATCGGCGCGCAGCCGGGCTCGCAGGAGAAGTTCCTCAGCTCGACCGCCGACATCGTCTTCTACGGCGGCGAGGCCGGCAGCTCGAAAACCTCCGGGCTCGTGCTCGAGGGTATGCGCTGCTACGACGTGAAGGGCGCCGGCGGGATCATCTTCCGGCGCACGTCACCGCAGCTCGAGGGGCCGGGCTCGCTCTGGGAGCTGATGCGCGAGTGGTATCCGCCGCTCGGCGCGCGCCTCACGCAGAACCCGTTCCGCGCGGTGTTCCCGAGCGGCGCGTCGCTGCAGCTCGGGCACCTGCAGCACGAAGCCGACAAAGAGTCGCACCAGGGCAAGGGCTACTCGCTGATCGGTTTCGACGAGCTGCCGCACTTTACCGAGACGCAGTTCTGGTACCTGTACTCGCGCTGCCGCAGCACAAGCGGCGTCAAGTCGTACATCCGCGCGACGATGAACCCGGACCCGGAGTCCTGGGTCAAGAAGATGATCCTCTGGTGGCTCGACGAGCGCGGCGAGTACGCGCGCCCGGAGCGCAGCGGCGTGATCCGCTACTTCTACCGGATCGGCGACGTGCTGGAATGGGCCGACACGCCGGAGGAGCTGACCGCGCGCTTCCCCGAAATGGTCGACGATGAAGGTAAGACGATCCCTCCGACGAGCTTCACGTTCATCTTGGGGCGCCTCGCAGACAACAAAATCTTGCTCAAGCAGGACCCGGGCTATCGCGCGCGCCTGATGAGCTTGCCGCTGGTTGAGCGCGAGCGCTTGTTGGGCAAGGGCGCCGGCGGCAACTGGCGGATCAAGCCCGCCGCCGGGCTGTACTTCCGGCGCGGATGGTTTCGCGTGATCGAGCGAGCGCCGTCGGACCTGATCGTCGTCGTGCGCGGTTGGGACAAAGCCGCGACCCAGGTCACCAACGAGAGCCCAGATCCTGCATGGACGCGCGGCGTGAAGATGGGAGTCACGCGCGAGGGACGATTCGTCGTGCTGCACATCGAGTCGCTGCGCGGCAGCCCGGGCCAGGTCCTGAAGGTGATGGCGAACACCGCGAGCCAGGACGGCAAGCGAGTGAAGATCCTGGTGTGGCAAGACCCGGCGCAAGCGGGCAAGGTGGACGTAACACTCACCAAGAGTCTGCTCGCCGGCTACCGCGTCGAGTCCGAGGTCGCGCGCGAAGACAAGCTCGTTTACGCAGGGCCATTCAGCACGCAGGTTGAGGCCGGAAACGTCGACATCGTCGAGGGGCCGTGGAATGACGAGTTCTTCGCCGAACTCGAGGCCTTTCCCGACGGCAAGCACAAGGACATCGTCGACGCGTGTAGCCGCGCGTTCATGGGGCTTCACAAGGCGGCGGTCGTCGCATACCAGACCGCCATGCACAATGTCGCACAGGAGCTGGGCGTCGCGTGAGCGTCGCGCGCGCTGTAGCGGACGCGGTCGCTAGCGCCGTCGTTCGCACCGACAGCTGGATCAACGCGCTGACCGGCCTCGGCACTGTGCGCGACAAGGTGATCCACACGCAGGTCGTGCCCGGCGTGCGGTTGAGCGACATCACGCTCGAGTCGCTGTTCAACGACGACGACCTCGCGAAGAAGATCGTTACCAAGCTGCCGCGTGATGCGACTCGGCGCGGCTTCGAGCTCGAGCTCGAGGGGGCGACCTTCGAGGAGAGCGCCGAGCGTAACCGCGAGTTGATGGACCATCTCGGCCAGCTCGGCGTGGTGCCATCACTGCGCGAGGCATGGACCTGGGCGCGTCTCTACGGCGGCGGAGCGGTGTTCATCGGCGCCGACGACGGGCAGGAACCGAACCAGCCGCTGAACGAGCAGGCGATCCGCTCGATCCAGTTCCTGAACGTGATGAAGCGCCCGCAGCTCGCGATCAAGACGCGCAACGAGGACGTGACGGCGGCGGACTTCGACAAGCCGCTGCTCTACGAGGTGAACCGCACCAGTACCAACGGCGCAGCACCGACTGGCACCGGCGTCTTGATCCATGCCTCGCGCCTGATCGTGTTTGAGGGAGCGCTCACCGCTGCGACGATCGGGCAACGCAACGATGGATGGCAGGACTCGGTGCTGCAGGTCGTGCACAACGCGCTGCGCGAGACTGCGATGAGCTGGCAGTCGGCGGCGCACCTGATCAGCGATGCGAGCCAGGGCGTATTGAAGATCGCGAACCTGGTCGACCTGATCGCCACCGGCTCGCAGGAGGAGCTCCGCACTCGGATCCAGATGATGGACATGGCGCGCTCGGTCTGCCGCGCGCTGCTCGTCGACGCTGATCGAGAGAGCTTCGAGCGCGTCGCGACGAGCTTCGCCGGCCTGCCCGAGATGATGGACCGCATGATGCAGCGCGCGGCGAGCGCGGCAGAGATGCCGGTCACGCTGCTGTATGGGCGCTCGCCGGCAGGGCTCAACGCGACCGGCGAGAGCGATATTCGAGGCTGGTACGACACGGTCGAGGACGAGCAGACCGACAAGCTGAAGCCGCGACTGGAGCGAATGCTGCGCCTGATCATGTCCTCGAAGGACTCGCCGATGCGCGGGAAGTTGCCGGAGCGCTGGGCAATCAAGTTCCGCCCGCTCTGGCAGCCAACCGAGCTTGAGCACGCGACGATGCTGAAAACCAAGGCGGACATGCACGTCGCCCTGGTCACTGCGCAGATCGAGATGGAAGCCGAAGCTGGCATCGCGCTCGCGAAGGTGATCCCGGAGATCGACGCCGAGCACCGCCGCAAGCTGCTGCAGGCTGATCTCGCCGAGGGACTTCGCCCGGGTGAGGCGACCACCCAACCGCCAGTTCCAGGCGCGGAAGACGAGGAGGAGGACGAGGAGGAACCGCGTAGCGACGCCGACGAGGAAGACGCAGATCCCGCGGAAGAGGACGAGATCGACGACGACGAAGAGGTCGCCGACGACGAGGAAGACGAGTCCGACGACGGCGAGCCGGACGAAAACGAAGAGGCCGATGACGAGCCGGACGACCTCGACGAGGGTCGAAGCGACGCCGAGCGCGAGGACTACAATCCAAACCAACCGCGCGACGCCAATGGTCGGTGGACCAGTGGAGGCGGCGCGGGGGCGAAGGCCAAGAAGAAAAAGCCGGCGGGCGCCAAGGCCGCGAAGTCTGCTGGCACGACGAAGGCAGCGAAGACAAGCGCCGGCGCGAAGGGCAAAAAAGCACCGAAGAAGACCACTAGCTCAGCTGCGCCGGGCGTGCCGAGCGGCCCGAAGGGTAAGAAGCTTGCGGCTGCGAAACAGCCTGCGGCGAGCGAGCCGAAAAAGAAGCCCACGAAGCAGCAGCAGGCGAAGGTAGCGGCGCAGCAGAAGAAGAAGAAGCAAGCCGCGAAGAAGGAGTCGGCCGAGGACAAGAACGTCAAGGCGCCCAAGGTCCCGGTGCCGCTTCCGAAACCGCACGGGCTTACGAAGCTCGAGTCGGACGTCAAGGAGCTCGAGGGTCTCGCAGCCACCGCGCACGGGGCGTACCTCAAGCATACGTACTCGCAGGGGCTGGCGACTGCCAAGACGAAGCTCGAAGCCGCCAGAGCGCGCGAAAACCAAGTCGCGAAGGCGTATGGCGAAGGCGGAACACATGAGGTGCTCGGCGTTCACGTGGACGCTGACGCGGCGATCGGCACTGGCCGACTCTCGCTGATCGGCGCTAAGAACGACGCAGCCATGGCGAGCGCAATCAAAGCGGCACACGGAACGCATTCGGATGCCGAGGCGTTGAAGTGGTACGGCTCGGCGCAGGCGAACATCGCGAAAGCGGCTGGTCCGGAGAAGGCAGACGGCGCGATGAAGTGGTCGCAGCGCTGGGTCGACACCAGCTCGGACGCCAACGCGACTCAAATGGTGGAAGGCCTCAGCAAGAAGGGATCGCCGGAGCAAGCGCTCTACCACGCCACGCAAGTGAACATCGCAGCGAAGCTGCCCGAGTTGCGCGCACAGGGAATCGTCGACGCCGATGGCAACCTGACGCTCTATCGCGGCATCAGCGCAGGCCAAGCGAAGGCGTCAAAGGAGATCGGTGGCGTTGGTTCGACGCAGTTGGTCGAGACGCGGGGGGTGTCGAGCTGGACGTCGGACCCGAACGTGGCGACCTCGTTCGCCGGCAGCACGGGGGTCGTCATGGCCTCGAAAGTCCATTATTCCAGGGTTGTTGCCGAGCATTCCTCGCAGAAAGGCGCACTGTGGGGAGTTGAGGACGAATATGCTATCGTGGTCCCAGAGGGCCGGATTTCCGCGCGGGTACACAGCCATCCGACTCTCAACGACTCGCTGTTGGCGGAGCAGCAGGTTTCTGACAAAGGTTTCTGATTCGCTATGACCGACGACAACGCGCCTAAGGACGCCACGGAAGCGCTACCGCTCTCCGATCGCGACACGCCGGACGAACCGGCAGGCACGATCCCACTCTCCGACGAGGGCGAGCGGTGGATGGTCTCGGCAAAACACAGGCGTCTCCAGAAGCAGGCCGACGCTGAGGGCTGGACCGGTACGCTCAGCGAGTACATCCGCCACCTCGATAAGAAGGCCGGGCTGGGCTGAACGCAGGCGGCGATGACACGCATCGCCGTCATCGGCTCGCCGCGCGCCGGCAAGACCTCGCTCGCGCTTGAGCTCGGCGGCAAGCTGAGCTTGCCGGTTCTGCATGCCGACGACCTCATGTTCCTCGGCTGGAGCGAGTGCAGCGACGCAATCGCGACGCGCATGCGGACCGGTGCGCAGTGCATTTACGAAGGGGTCGCGGTCGTTCGTGCGATGCGCAAGGTGCTGATCCAGGAGCCCGACCTCGCGCCGGTCGAACGCTGCATCGTTCTCACGAAGCCCCGCATTCCCCGCCTCAGTGAGCGTCAGGACTCCATGCGCAAGGCGTGCGCGAGCATCTTGGCGACGATCGAGCCTGAGCTCGTGCGGCGTGGAGTGGTCATTCAGCGCGACCCGGAGTCCCCGTGAGAGCGCTCGAATACGCGCTGCGCATGCAGGCCGCAATGGGTGTGCGGCGAAGGAAGCTGCGCAAGTGGCCGAGGCCGCGCTTTCCGTCGAACGAGCGCCTCTTGTACTACAGGCAGCTCGCACACATCGTCGACGTCGAGCACGCCATCGTGCGGGGCGACCTGCTCCCGGCGCTGCCCACGATCCTCGATCCACACAACGCGATGCGTCCGGAAGCAACCGCGCGCGCAGACGCCGCCGAGGACGACATCGAGAAGGCTTTCGCTCAGCTCGAAGCCAGCGTCGCAACCGCAATCCCTGAGCGCGCGATTTTCATGCTCTCGCAGCAGGCCGCGCTGCGCACATCGCGCTGGCAGGCGAGCGACCTCGCGCGGCAGATCCAGCAGGTCGCGAAGATCAACCTGTACGATGACGTCACGGGGATTGCTGATCACCTCGACCTGTTTGTGTCGGAGAACGTCGAGCTCGTGACTGGGATGGTCGAGGAGCACCTTGCCGATCTGAAGGGCATTCTGATTCGCGCTGCTCGCCAGGGACTGCACCACACCGTCGTCGCGGAGCAGATCCAGACGCGATTCGAGATGCCCAAGAAGCGGGCCGCATTGATCGCGAGCGACCAGATCGGCAAGCTCAACGGCGAGCTGAACCAGCTTCGCCAGCAGAATCTCGGCATTCGCCGCTACCGGTGGTCGACCTCGAGAGACGAGAAGGTGCGACACGACCACCGCGTGCTCGAGGGCACGATCCAGGAGTGGGCGAAGCCGCCCGTCGTGAACCAGCGCACAGGCGAGCGAGGACATCCTGGACAGCCGATCCGCTGCCGGTGCTCCGCGATCCCGATCGTCGACGATGTGCTGGTCGCAGCTGGCCTGATGGCTCCGGAGGACGTTGAGCTCGACTACCCCGAGCCAACCCTCCCGGCGGTTCCGCCGGGGTTCCCGCAGCCACCGCCGGCCAACGTGCCCAGCGCCCGACGCCGCTAACCCGCCAGGGCTAGCCTTGACGCGTACCGGGTCGTCGCATACCAGCTGCCGTGAACCCGCCCGCTGAGCGCGTCCTGCGCTTCGACGTTGCCTCGCTCGGCGCGACCGAGCGAACGCCGCAGGGGTTTCTCCGCGCGCCCGCAAACGTCACGAGGGTCGGCGTCTTCGCCTACCGCCGCGCCGACGGCACGACCATTCGCGAGTTCCGCCCGGCGGAAGAAGTCTTCGCGCCGGCGTCGCTCGCGACGCTGGCGGCTGCACCGGTCACCGACCTGCACCCGAGCGAGATGGTGACGCCGGCGAACGTGCGCAGGCATGCCATCGGCCACCTCGGCGAGCAGGCGCGGCGCGACGGCAACTTGGTCGTGACCAGCGTAACCGTCCAGGACCAGGCGGTGATCGAGGCTGTCGAAGCCGGAAAGCGGCGCGAAGTATCGATGGGCTACCGCTGCCGGATCGACGCGACGCCAGGCACGTTCGAGGGCGAGCCGTACGACGTGGTGCAGCGCGACATCGTGTACAACCACGCAGCGCTTGGGCCGCGCAACTGGGGACGCGCCGGCCGAGAGGTCGCGCTGCGCCTCGACCAAGACGACGACGCCGAGAGCCTCGGCCAAGCGTACCGTCTCGACGCGAGCGCGGGAGTGATCTGCGACGCGCCCGAGCGGCGAGGAGGAGACGACATCATGGATCTAACGAACGTTCGCGTGGACGGTCTGGACGTCCAGGTTCCCAAGCAGTGGGGACAGGTGATCGAGAAGGCGCTCTCGCAGCGCGACGACTCGATCAAACAGCTCACGGCGGCGCGTGACACGCTGCAGGCAAAGTTCGACACGACCGCCGCCGAGCTCGAGGACACCAAGAAGAAGCTCGCCGAGGCGAGCGATCCGAAGCGCCTCGACTCCGCGGTGAACGAGCGCGCAGCGCTCCTGGAATCGGCGCGCAAGTTCCTGGGCGACGAGTTCAAGTTCGACGGACTGACGCCGCGGCAGGTGCACGAAGCGGCGTTGCTCAAGTACGACAGCAAGCTCGAGCTCAAGGGCAAGAGCGACGAGTACGTGGCCGCGCGCTTCGACGCCATCCTCGAACGATTCGACAACAAGACGCGCGGTGGAAACAACGACCGCAACGACGCGCTCGATCACGCGCGCCGCTTCACCAGTGAATCCGGCCGCAAGCCGGAATCACGCCAGGACTCGCCGCCGCCGTACAAGCCGGAATGGCAGCAACCGCTCGCCACCAGCAAGGACCGCCACTAAGCGCGCGCCCGCCGGCGACGCCTCGAGGAGAAGCCCGATGCAGACCAGCTACACGCAGTTTCAGTCCGAAGCCGTCCTCGGAATGATGAGCGAGGACTTCACGAAGTACGTCGACACCGTCATCCCGCAAGTCCCGGTGAAGACGGCGACGATGCTCACCGCGGACAAGACCGCGGGCAAAGTGCGCAACGCGGCGAAGCTGCCCTCGAGCGCAGCCGAAATCGCGCGACCCGGCGCGATGGGCATCGTGATCCTCGACGCGACGCGCGAGATCGCGCCGGGCGCGACCCTCGACTGGCCGGCGCTGCGCCCGCTCGGCGTGATGCGCCGCGGACGCATCTGGGTCATGGCCGAAACCGACGTCGCGCGCTGGACCTATCCGTACGTTCGGTTCACCGGCAGCGGCACGATCGGTGGCTTTCGCGCCGACGCCGATACTGCCAACGCCGCGCAGCTCACGGACGCGCTGTTCATCACCGATGCCCAGGCAGGGCAGCTCGTCCTGCTCGAGATTGACATCTTCTGAAGCCGGGCTCGCTAGGACCGCACCACCGCACCAGGAGATCACCCAGCGATGTTTCACCGATTCCAAACCCTTCGCCCATTCGACCGCACCCAGCTCGCTGCCGAGCTGATGAAGCTGACAACGCAGGAGCCGCTGTACACGCCCGAACGTGTCGACTCGATCTTGCGCAACCTCGTGCTGCATCGCGCTGAGCTCTACGGCTCGGATCGGCTCGACGCCAACGAGTCGGTGATCCTCACGCAGCAGCTCGAGCAGATGCGGCTGCGCGTCTCGGACATTCTGCGCCCGCCATTCAAGGCACGTCAGTTCGTCCCGACTACCTCGGAAATCGATCCCGGCGCGGAGTCGTGGTCCTACCAGCAGTGGGATCGCGCCGGCATGGCGAAGATCGTGGCCAACTACGCCGATGACATCCCGAAGGTCGCCACGTTCGCGAAGAAGTTCGTTCACACGGTCGAGACGCTCGCGTTGGGCTACGACTGGTCGTGGCTCGATCTGCTGCGCGCGTCGAAAGCGGGCGTCGCGCTCAAGAGCCGAAAAGCAGATGCCGTGCGCACCGGCTTCGAGCAGCGCATCGAGGAGATCGCCGCGATCGGCATCAAGGACACCGGCACGCCAGGCCTGCTGAATCACCCAAACGTGCCGCAAATGAGTGTGGCGGCACCGGCAACGGGATCCAGCGCGGTCTGGGGCGGCGCCGACAAGACGCCGTACGAAATCCTGAATGACCTCCACGCCGCGGAAGACGCGATCCTCAGCGCGACGAAGATGACGCAGCCGCCGGACACGCTGATCTTGCCGCTCGCGCGCTACCGGTACGCCGATCGCACGCCGTTGTCGACCAACGCCGCGGCGAACCCGAAAGACACGATCCTGAGCGTCTTCCTCGAGAAGTCGAAGTACATCAAGAACGTCGACTGGTGGTCGTACTGCGACACCGCGAACAACGGTCAGCCGCGCGCGCTGATGTATCAGCGCAATCCGACCGTCGTGCACCTCGAGATCCCGATGGAGCAGCAGGAAATGCCGCCCCAGGCGAAGAACCTCACGATGGAGATCAACTCCGTCGGTCGCATCGGCGGCGTGGCGTGGGAGTACCCGCTCGCCGCGCTCTACATCAACGGCCTCTGAACGGCGCGCCCGAAGGCGCCAGAAAGCGTGGTGTCCCATGGCAGAGCAGAAGGTGCGGCTGGTGAACAAATCAGCCCACGTGAAGAACATCGGCCTCGGCAACGGCCAGGTAATCACCGTGCCGCCGACCGAGGATGGCGTTCCCGGCACGTTGGTCACCTTCGACAACGATACCGAGCGCGCAGCGTTCGATCGGGCACTCGCCTCGCCTGCGATCAAGCAGTGGGTCGATGCCGGCGAGCTCGTCGTGACGGGCGGAAGCGGCAGCGCCGCGCCAGCGACCTCTTCACCGCAGACGGGCGCTGGTGCGCAGACCGGCGCCACGACGCAGACGGGCGCTGGCGCGCAGACCAGCGAATCGACCGGTCGTCGCGGGCGCGACAGCAAGGAGTGAGGTGGCGGTCACGGTCGCTCAGATCCGCAGCGAGTTCCCCGAGTTCAACAGCACGAACGTCGCCCTGATCGAGCAGAAGATCAGGGATGCGTACAACCTGCTGAGCGAGTCGGCATTCGGTGACGTCTACGAGCAGGCCATCAAGTACCAGGCGTGTCATCTGATCGCGCTCTCGCCGGCGGGCGAGTTCGCACGGCTCAAGAAGCCCGACGACCAGGGCGCGATCACGACGTACGAGCGACATCTCAACCTCCTCAAGCGTTCGATCGCCGGGCCGATGGTTGTGTGACTCATGAGCCAGCCATTCACAGTCAAGGATTCCGATAAGGGCTGGGACGAGCTCCGTCAGACTGTGCTGAAGCTGGGCGGTGGCTACCACGTGTTGGTCGGAGTGCAGGGCGCCCAGGCCGCCGCCAATCACCAGGGCACGACCGGGATCACCATCGCGGACATCGCGTCGGTGCATGAGTTCGGTCGCACGATCAAAACCAGGCGCGGCGAGATTGTTATCCCCGAGCGGAGCTTCATCCGCGCCGGCATCGACGAGCATCGTTCGCGCATCCAGAAGCGCGCGACGCTCGTCGGCGCTGGCGTTCTGCTGCTGAAGTTTACGACGCACCAAGCCCTGAGCCTGCTTGGCGAGTACGCTGTCGGGTTGCTGAAATCGCGGATCGCCAGAGGCATCGAGCCGCCGAATCGACCACGGACGGTGGCCCGCAAGGGCAGCAGCAAGCCGCTGATCGACACGGGCCAGCTTCGCAACTCCATCACCTACGCCATCGAGGACGGCTGATGGACTGGGAGCAGCTGGAGGAGGGCCTGAAGGCGTGGGTGGCGGGAATGTGCGCTATCCCGCCGGAGGACGTCGCTTGGGAGAACCAGCCGGTCGGCTACCGCCAGTACCCACAGGTCGATCTGCGCCTCACCCAGAGCAACATCGACCGAAGCACCGACGAGAAACGTCAGGGCACGGATTCCGAAGGGCGGATCGTCGAGATCATCGTGGGCAATCGCTCGGCCGCGTTTGCGATCACGGTGCGCTCCCGTGACCTGCACGGCAACGCGCGCGCCGACGCATTCCTCGAAAATGTGCGCACCGCGCTGTCGGCGGAGTCCACCGCGGAGGCGTTCGATGCTCTCGAAGTGGTCGAACGCGGCGCGAGCCTGACCCAGGCCGGGAGAGAGACGGTCGACAACCGCGAGATGTCGGTCGCGACGCTGGTGATCACGCTCGGCTACACGGTCGAGTGGGCCAACGACAGCGCCCCCATCGACCCGATCGAGCACGTGGTGGTCGGCGGCGATGTCGAGCCGGTCGGCACCGTTCCCGACAGAACCCTTCCGTAGGAGAACCCCCATGTCGACCGAAAACGAGATCATCAACGGCACCATCGAGATCAAGGACGCTGGCGTTTCGCAGGCGGGCTTCGGCGTTCCGATGCTCGTTGCGACGCACACCTTCTGGTCGGAGCGCGTGCGGGCGTTCTCCGACTTCAACGAGCTCACCGTGGCGCCGTTCAACGTGCCCACGAACCACCCCGTTTACCTCATGGCGCGCGCGCTGAAGAGCCAGCAGCCCTCGCCGGAGGTGTTCAAGATCGGGAAGCGTACGGGAGCTGGGCTCGCGGCCGATCTCGCTGCGATCCGGGCCGCCGACGACGACTGGTATTCGTTCTCGATCGATACCGCGACCGAAGCGGACATCCTGGCCGGTGCCGCGTGGGCGGAAGGGCAGCGCGTGCTCTTCATGCCAACGATCAACGACGCGGACTCACTCGTCGTAGACGACGACGCCGACGACGTTGGAGCGCAGCTGAAGACCGCTGGCTACAAGCGGACGGTCCCGATGTACCACGACAAGGCGACGACGCAGTTCGCCGGCACCGCATGGGCTGGGCGCATCATGCCCAAGCCGCCCGGTTCGATGAACTGGGCGAACAAGAGTCTCGCCGGCGTCGACGTCATGAAGCTGGACGATACGCAGCGGCAAGCGCTGCGCGACCGCAACCTGAATTACTACGTCGCGATCAAGGGTCTCGGGTTCACCCTCGACGGGCGCTCCTCGGGCGGGCGCTTCGCCGACATCACGCACGGGATGGACTGGTTCGAGGTGCGGATGCAGGAGCGCATCATCGGGCTCATGGCGAACACCGACAAGATCGGCTTCACCGACAAGCACATCGAGCTTTTCCGCGCGCAGGCGGAAGCGCAAATCCTCGAGGGCATCGGTGCCGAAGTCATCGACGGCGCACAGCCGTGGAGCGTCACGGTGCCGTCCGTCGCTCAGGTGAACCCGAACGACAAGATCGCGCGCGTCCTGAACGGCATGAAGTTCAAGTTCGTGCTGCAGGGCGCGGTCAACAAGGTGAACTACATCGGAACGGTTCTCGTCGCGGGCTAGTGACGAGAGGAAGGTCGACTCATGGGATTCAAGGCTTGGAACATCCGCGACCTGTGCCTCAGCCTGAACGCCGTCCCGCTGGATGACGGTGGCTACGCCGAGGACGAGGTCATGACGCTCGAGTGGGCGGAGGACCAGTTTGTCGCGTACGTCGGCGCCGAGGGCGAGGTCTCGCGCGCGAACACGAACAACTTCCTCGCCACCGTGACGCTGAAGTACGCGCAGACGGCGGCTGCGAACGACCGGCTGAGCGCGCTGCACCATGCCGACCTCGCGCTCCCGAACGGCGCGGGCGCCGGCGTATTCGCGGCGCGCGACAAGCGCGGGCGCATGGTCGTCGGCGCCGAGCGGGCCTGGGTCATGGGTTTTCCCGGTGTAACGCTGGGCAAAACGATCCAGGTCTTCGAATGGAAGATCCAGCTCGCCCAAGCCTACCCACTGACATTTGTCGGAGGGCGCTGACGTGAGCATCGAGGTTCGAGAGATCACGATCGGCGAGCACACGTACTACGTGACGCAGCTCGGGACGAAGTCTGGTCTTCGCAAGCTGGTGCAGATGGCGAAGATGCTCGGGCCCGGCATGGGCGCGTTCGTCGGCGGCGTCGGGCGTGGGAACCAGGGCGACTTGGAGTCCGCGCTCGCGCAAGGCTTCGGAGAAGCAGTCCACGAGATGGCGGTGCGCCTGGACGAAGTGCAGATCTCTGCGCTGGTCGACGAGTTCGCGAAGAACACGACGGTTCGCGTCTCGGATGAGCTTCAGCCGCGGCTGTCAGACATCTTCGACGATCACTTCGCTGGGCGGTACGACGCGATGGTGCGCTGGCTGCGCTTCTGCTGGGAGATCAACTTCTCAAGTTTTTTAGGCGGAAGCGCAGGCCGAAGCCTCTCCGGCCTGTGGAAGATGTTCCTAGCCTCCCAGTCCCGCCCGACATCGACTGGGACATCCACCGCGTCGCAACCAGCGGGCGCTACCACGACAGTCTCGTAACGATCGAGCGGGAGTGGTCGCTCGACGACCTGTGCGCCGCGCACGACGTGCTGGAGCTGTACGAAGAGCTGGACTACCTCCAGCGCCAGCAGCCCCAGCCGCACCAGAGGAGAACCTGAGCGATGACCGTCCTACGTGAGCTGGTCGCCCGGCTGGGCTTCGAGGTGGACAAATCAGGTTTCACCGCCGCCGAGCGCGGCGTCTCGGCCATCAAGGGGCTTCTGCGGCGCACCGCCGACGCGGCGCGTGCCGCGCAGCAGGAAACGAGTGCGGCGAGCCGAAAAGCCGCAGCGGCGCAGCGCGCGACTGACAAGGCTGGCTCGAGCAGCGCCAGCATGCTTCGGACGCTCGGTGAGTTCGCCGCCGGCGTCGGACTCACATCGGTCCTGCACCAGATGGTCGAGATGGCGAGTAGCGCCCAGGAGACCGACAGCTTGCTCGGACAGGTGTTTGGTCCCGCCGGCGCGCAGCGCGTCCGCGACTGGTCCTCCACGGTGGGGCAGGAGGTTGGCCGATCGAAGTTCGCGCTGCAGCAGTTCGCCGGAACGCTCGGCGCTGTCATCGATCCGATGGTGCAGAACAAGGAGAAGGCGTACGAGATGGCCACGAGCCTCTCGACCCTTGCAGTCGACCTGGCGTCGTTCTTCAACGCCACCGACCAGGATGCCATGATGGCGCTGCGCTCGGGTCTGACCGGCGAGTATGAGTCGCTGAAGCGCTTCGGCGTCGTGATCAACGATGCGACGTTGGGGGAGTACGCGCGCAGCAAGGGCATCACGAAGAAGGTCACCGCGATGAAGAACGCGGAGAAGACCGAGCTGCGTTACGGCTACATCATGCAGGCGACGAAGAACGCGCAGGGCGACGCCGCACGGACGGCGAACGGGTTTGCGAACGCGTCGCGCGCGCTCAAGGACTCGCTGCGCGACCTCGGCACGATGATGGGACAGTCGGTGCTGCCGTACATCGAGAAGGCCATCTTCGTGGCGCGCGACCTGCTTGCCGGCTTCAAAAAGCTTGCGGAGGGCAGCTATATCCTCGAGGTGGCGATGGCTGTGTTGGCGGCGACGGCCGCAGTGCTCGCATTCAACATGGTGAGCGCGTTCATCCTGCCGGCCGCAGCCGTACTCGGGTTAATCTGGCTGATGGATCAGCTGCGCGCGATGTTCACCGGTGGGCGCAGTGACATCGGAGACTGGCTCGACGAGTGGAAGGGCGTCGGCACGACCGACGAGCTCGTCCGCTCTCTCAAGGACAGCTGGGGAAGCCTGATCGAGACGTTCGAGAACCTGCCGGACCTCCGTGGAAGCTGGGACCTTTTCGCGGGCGCGATCTACGACGTCGGTTTTGCGATCGAGTACGTCGGCGAAAAGCTGAAGGACTTCCTGAAGAATCCGATGTGGGAAGGACTGAAGCTGGGTGCCAGCATGATCGGCATCGACGCCAAGTCGGTCGGCGTCGAGGGCGGGCTGCTCTCTGAGAAGGGCGCTCTCAAGGGATCCGGGTTGTTAGACCTGTTCGGCATCGAGTCCCACAAGGCCGAACCGCGCGAGCTCAGCTTCGGGGAACAGCTCGAGAAGCGGCACCACGACCGCTTCGTCGAGATTCAACAACGCATGGAAGCCGAGCGGGCCGCCCGGGAGGCTCGACGGCAACGCCGCGTCGCTGACCGCGCTCAAGCGGCCGAAGACGCGATCCAGTCGCGCGACATGACCGAGGACGCCGGTCTCGGCATCTCGACCGATCCGAACTACCGCTCGCTCTTTGGGCGCCACGAGGTGCGTGCACCCGCTGCTCCTGCGCCGGCAGCAGCAGCCGCAGCAGCCGCCGGCGCGAACATGAGCGTCTACAACGGGCCCATGACCAACACGATCAACATCAACGGCGGCGATACCGCGCGGGTGAAGAAGGTCGTCGAAGACGTCCTCGAGTCGCGCGACAAAGCGGCGATGTCGAGCATGCCGAACGTCGCATGGAGTGAGTAAAACCGAATGGCGCGCGAGCCTCCGTTTCACGCCTCGATTGGCGACATCTGGCTCGACGTGTCGGTCCGGGAGTCGCATCAGGCGAGCGCTGAGGTGAGCGAGCACCCGGTCGAAGTCGGCTCGCCGATCGCGGACCACGTGCGCCCGCTGCCCCGCACGATCGAGATCGAGGGGATGGTCACCAACCATCCGATCGAGAAGCCGCTCACGCACGCAAACGACGCTGAGCTGAGCAGCGAGCCGCTCCAGCTGATCTACGCGGCAAACCCGCTGCCGCGCATTGCGCCCGACTCGATGGAAATCGAGGGTGAGCCAGCGGTACCGCTGGTCGGGCCGGTGCCTGGTGTGGGTCAGGCGACCGCGCTGCTCGGTGCGCTCCACATCGACATTACCAGCAAGCGGCGCTTCGCCGCAGGCCGATACACGGTGGACGAGAAGGCGAGGCGCACCGTCAGCGCGAACGTGGTGCGGTTCACAGAGGAGTTCGACCGCGTCACCGAGGTGCATCTGGCCTTGCTCGAGATCATCGACGAGAGCCATCTCGTCGAGGTCGTGACGGGCTTGCACATCTACCAGAACGTCGCGCTCACGAATCTGATCGTCGAGCGTTCGGCCAAGACCGGCCGCGATCAGCTGAGTTTCACCGCTACCGGGCGCGTGTTGCGCATGGTCGCGAGTGAGGTTGTCACGCTGCCGAAAGCCAAGGCGACCAAGTCCAGAGGCAAACAAGCGACGACGCCGGTCGATCCGAACACCGTGCCTGCGCCAGGGTCGACGAAGAGCAAGGACGCTTTCGGCTACGGACACAAGGAAGAGTGGATCGCGGAGTTCAAGAACTTCCTCGCCGGCATGTTTAGGTAGGTACCGCATGGGCCTGCGACAAATCCCACTCGATTCGTATCCCGACACGACGCAGCAGTGCGATCTGGACGGTGCGACGTACACGTTTCGCTTTCGCTGGAGCCAGCGCGGGGAGTGCTGGCACATGGACCTGCGGACGGTGGACGGCACACCGATCGCCACGAACATCCGTCTGGTGAACGGCTATCCGCTGCTGCGTCGCGTCATCTCGACGATCCGGCCGCCGGGCGAGCTGTACATGATCGACCTGACCGGCCAGGACGAGGACCCCACGCTGGACGAGTTCGGCACCCGGTTCGGGCTCTTCTACATGGAGGCGTCCGGTCCGTATGGCTGAGCTCGGCGACAGGCGTCTGCTGTTCGGCAGACGACTGATCGTGCAGGTACACGACCTGAAGGTCGATGGGCTCGACGTGTCCTTTTCGATCACCAAGTCGCTGGCGCCGAAGACTCCGAACTCGGCGGAGATCAAGGTGTACAACCTGAGCGCGAACAACAGGAAGCGACTGCAGGAGCTCGAGAAGGTGTTTGTGAGTCTCGAGGCCGGCTACGAAGCGACGGGTACGGCGGTGCTCTTTCGCGGCGAGCTGCGCGACGTGAACAGCGCGATGGAGTCGAACCGCGACTGGATCACCACCATCACCTCGGACAGCGGTCGCACGGCGCGCAAGCGTCGTATCGCGCAGAGCATCGCGCCCGGCACCAGTGTCACGTCGGTCCTGCAGACTGCGGCTCAGGCGATGGGACTGCGCCTGGGCAACACCGCGGCGGCGACAGTCGCCCGCAAACTCGACGGCACCGGTGCGGCTCAGTTCTTCAATGGTTACACGCTCGCGGGCGCGCTCGGCGACGAAGTCGATCGCCTGGCGCGCAGCAGCGGCCTCGAGTGGTCGATCCAGGATGACGAGCTCCAGTTCCTCGACCGCGGCGCGCCGTTGCAGCAAGAGGCGGTTCTGCTTACGCCCCAGACCGGGCTCGTCGGCAGCGTGGAGCGCGGAAACAAGGGCGTCACCGAGGTACGCTGCTTGCTGATCCCGGAGCTGCGTCCGGGACGCAGAGTGAAGGTCGAGTCCGCGCTGGTTACAGGCATCTACCGCATCGAGACCGCCAAGTACCGCGGCGGGACGGCGGAGCGCGAGTGGTATGCGGATCTGCAACTGAAGAGCGAAGAGCGGAAGCCGAAGAAGACATGACTCTCACGCCGTCCTACCTCGCTGTGCTCCAAGCGGCTGTCGATTCGGCGGTCGGCGCCATCCATACCTGCATGCCGGCGGAGGTCGTGCGCGTCCTCGAGGGGGCGAGCAAGCGGCAATTCGTCGACGTGCTGCCATGCGTCCAACGGAGAGTTTGGGACGACGAGAAGGCCGCCAATGTCGACGAGTCGCTTCCCGTGATCCCGAGCGTTCCGGTCGCATACCCGCAGGGCGGAGGGTTTTTCATCTCGCTGCCGTTGAAGAAGGGCGACATCGTCACGCTGGTGTTCGCCGAGCGGTCGCTGGACCAGTGGCTGCAGATCGGGCGCAAGGGCCGAGGCGGCGCGATCCCGGCAGGTGACGTCGGCACGCATACGCTCGAAGGCGCGATCGCGTTGCCCTGCGGTCCTGCGCCACGCCCAGAACTGTTGACCGGCGTCGATGCCTCTGACCTCGTCGTCGGAAGCGCGGCTGGCATCGTTGTGCGAGTCAAACCTTCCGGAGATCTCGTCCTCGCGGAGGGCAACAAGCCCCTCGCGCTGGCCGATGCGAGCGGCACTGAGTTTGACCGGATCAAGCAGGATATTCAGACATTGAAGGCAGCCGTGAGCGCAGGCCTCAAGGCTTGCATGCCTGGCAACGGAACGCCGACGGCGACGACTTTCGATTCGGCGACGGTGGCGATCCCGAGCAGTCCAGCCAGCGTAGCCAGCACCAAAGTGAGGGCCCGATGACCACCGTACCGCGACCAGATACCAGTCTCGATTGGGCAACGTCCTCGCCCGACAGCATCTTGCTTCCCCCGCTCGCGAAGCGAAACCTCGGTTGGCTCGCAGGAGAAGCTCCGCCGGCGCAGTTCCTGAACTGGTGGAAGAACCTGGCGGCAAAGTGGGTCAACTACCTCGACGATCAGCGGCTCGATGCCGGCGGACGGCTCACCGCGCTCGAGGCGAACATCGTGGCGCTGCAGGTACGCGAAGAGAAGGGGCGCGAGAGCATTGGCGTGCACCGCCTCAAGTTGCTCCACACGGTGACCGGCAGCCCGCTGCGCGCCCTCGCATTCAGTCAAAACAACGCCGCGGGGACGCTGGCCCAGGTCGTCGCGGTCGGAGATAACGGCGCGATCGTCACGCGCGACATGGGTGACATCTTCCGAGCAAAGACTGCTGATCAGTCGTACACCGCGGGATTCATGGACGTCGTCAACGGCCACGCGGGATGGATCGCAGTGGGACTCGGCGGTCAGATCCAACAGTCACCGGAAGGATCGTCCTGGACCACGCGCAAGTTGAACGGATCCAATCTGCTTGCGGTGGCGGCGGCTCGAACCGGCACGTTCGGGCAGAACGGCACGTATGTCGCAGTCGGTGAGGCCGGAGCGATCTGGACGAGCACGAACGGGACAAGTTGGACTCAGCGCACCGGAGCGCTCGGAAGTGCCGACCTCGTGGCGGTCGAGTTCGCACAGGGGCTCTTCGTTGTCACCTCTGCCACTGGCCGCGTGCAGACCTCGCCCGACGGCATCAACTGGACGGCGCGTTATCAGATCACCGGCACATCGCCCCGCTGCCTCCCGTGCCAGTTGAAGTATTCAGCTGCCCAGGGTTTCGTGTCGCTGTACAACCGGAACGGCACACAGGTCGGCGCGATCCAATCCACTGATGGGATCAACTGGACGGAGTCGACGAGCTCGAACACTTCCGGTCTCGGCGACGAAGCCAACCTGAAGATGGTCTTGCTCGACCGGCAGGTCGTGTATCTGGATATCCCGACGACCACCACGGCGAGCACGTCGGCGCTGCTGTTCGATACGCCCGATATGCCTTCGGCCACCGGCGGAAGGACGCTGGCTGGCATCGCCGACATCATTCCTCATGCCGCGGAGAATGTGCTCGGTCAGCTCTGGGTGTGCGGCCAGGACGCCTCGGGGAACGGCGTTGTGCTCGCCGGCGCTCGGTTCCGTCCGAACGCGGTCGGCGCATAGCCGCCCACAGTATCCGCTGCCGCTGATCGAATTGACCCGCTCGCGGTCGTCGCATACCAGCGGTCGATGTCCGACCTGGCGCTCGATCCCACGACGGGAGACCTGCTGCTCGAGGCAGGGCGCGCGCGCCTATGCACCGGCGCCGAAGCGGTTGCGCAGAGCTGGGCGTGCCACCTCACGCTGTTCAAGGGCGAGTGCTTCCTCGACCCGTCGCTGGGCATCGACTACCCGAACCAGGTCCTGATCAAGAACCCGAGGCCGCAAGTGCTTCGGGCGATCTTTGCGCGCGAGACGCTCGCGACGCCGGGCATCAAGGACATCGCCACTCTCCGGTTCTCGCTCAACCGCGCGACTCGTGTGCTGACCATCGTAGCGGCGGTAACGCTGCAGGACGGCACGGAAACCGAGCTCGTTCTCGAGGAAAACGTCGGAGGGCTCTGAACGCATGGCGGGCTACGCGACCGACGGCTCATTCACTGTCAAGACGCTCGCCGAGCTTCTCGACAGCGTCGCCGCTCGGCAGCGCGGGCTCATCGACGACAACCTCGACACCACGCAGTTCGGAGTGGTTGGTCAGCTCAATGGGATCTTCTGCAGTGAGCTGGCCGAGCTTTGGGAACTTGCGGAAGCGGTGCACGACGCCATCGACCCGGACAAAGCGGTGGGCGTGCAGCAAGACACGCTGTATGCGCTCACGGGTGTTACACGCGAAGGCGCCAAGCCGAGTCGAGTGGTCGCGCAGGTGACGCTCGCGCCGGGCGCGGACATCGCGGTCGGACTGGCGCAAGCGAGTGTGCTTGGCAAGTCCGACGTGAAGTTTCGGAACGCCGAGCCCATGGTGAACAGCTCCGGCGTCGAAGCCGTTTTCAACGTCGCCTTTACTTCGGTCGCAACCGGGGCTGTGCTCGCGAACGCTGGCACGCTGACGGTGATCGACACGGTGCTGCCGGGCTGGGTCGGGGTTACGAATGCATCGGACGCCGAACCGGGCAGCGACATCGAAGGCAACAGCGCGTTCCGTCGGCGACGCGTGGACGAGCTCGTCGCGGAGGGAGGAGGCTCGCTCCCTGGCCTGCGAGCAGACCTTCTACGCCTGGAGACGGTACATGCGGCCTACGTCCTGGAGAACGACGAAGAGGTCACCGTCGACGGGCTCCCTCCGAAATCGTTTGAAGCGATCGTGCAGAGCGTCGCTGGGGCGGACGACGAGGACGCGATCGCGCAGGTGATCTGGACGGGCAAGCCGAGCGGGATCTATCCGCAGGGGACTGAGCCGGCGATCCTGGTCAACGGTAACGACGGCTTCGATCACGCTGTGCGCTTCTCGCGACCTATCGTGCGGCCGATCTACGTGTCGCTGCGCTTGCTCACCGATCCCTCGCGCTATGCAGGCGACGAAGCGGCGAAGACGTCCATCGCGCTCGCTTCGCAGGACGTAACAGCCGTCGGCTACTTGGATGTCGGCGCCGACGTTTACGCCGGCCGCATCGTCGCCGCTGCGATGGCGCTGAAGGGCGTGATCAACGCCGAGGCCCGACTCTCGTTCGATCCGATCCTGAACTTCGACTCGGCAGCGACCGCGCTTGTGATCTCGACCAGAGAGCTCGCCGCAGTCGACACCAGCCGCATCACGATCAGCGCGTTCCCATGAGCCTTGAGCACGTCACCGACCACGAGGAACGCGGCGTCGCGCGCGTGATCGAGCGCTACCGGAAGCCATTGGTCATGGGCCTGCTGCGGGCCTGGCTGGCCGAGGTGCAGCAGCTCGAGGACGTGTATTGGGATCTGCTGCAGGCGATTGTGACCCGCCAGCTCGATGTGCAGGGCCGTCTGGTCGGCGAGGCGCGCGAGGGGCGTGACAACGCGATCTATCTGATTTGGATTCGCGCACGCGTGCTCGTGAATCGCAGCTCAGGCACCCCACCACAGCTCATCGATATCGCCAAGGCCGTCGGCGCGCCGGCGGTGCGCTACGAAGAGATGTACCCGGCGACGGCGATCATTCACTCGGACGCCGTCTACGATGCTGTCGCCGGCGCGCAGCTCGCCAAGCTCTTGCAGCAGGCCAAGCCTCGCGGCGTCGCACTCTATTACCACTGGTACATCAACACTCCGTTTCGGTTCGCTCCTGAGTCCGGTGTCGTCGCGGACAGCCCGTACGGGTTCGATCACGGTGCCTTCTCGGCGATCAGCAAAGGGGGCGATCCGCTGTTCCCGCTCGCGGCTTTGCCGCCGGCGAATGCGCTGGCCGACGAAACCGGCGTCGCGCTCACATCCGACGACGACAACGACTTCCTCACCGAGTTCTGAGGCTCACCAATGCCTAACCCGCTTTCGTCCAAGCTCAACACCACGCTCGAGGTCGATGTCGCGGGCAAGTACGGCGTCGCGGCTGGGTTCCTTACGCTCGCGCGGATCGTGGCCGCGATCGGCGGACAGCGCGTCCCGAGCGTCGCTGATCCAGTCAACCCGCAGGACGTGTCCACGAAGGCGTACGTGGATGCCGCGGTTGCACTGGCGCGTACCTACGCTGACTCCGTCGCTCAGGGCTTGGACGTCAAGCTCGCAGCGCGGGTGATCACCACAAGCCCGATCGTTTTGTCCGGCACGCAGACCCAGGACGGCGTTTCGCTTCAGGTCGACGATCGAGTACTCGTCGCGGGTCAAGGCGGAAATCTGACGACGCCGCACAAGGACAACGGTCTCTACCTTGTGCGCACGGACGCTTGGGTTCGTGCGCCCGACGCCGATACGAGCGCCGAAGTCACCTCGGGTCTGTTCACGCTGGTGACCGATGGAACCGCGCCGAACAAGGGAACGGGCTGGGTGTTGGTCACCGCCGATCCTATTAGCCTGGGCACCACCGCGCTGCTTTTCACGCAGTTCTCTGGCAGCAGCAACATCACGGCGGCGCAGGTCCTGACTGCGCTCGCCGCCGCTGCCGCCTCCGTCAACATCAACGGCCAGCGTCTCATCAACGTCGGCACGCCGAGCGTCGGGACGGATGGGGCGACGAAGGCGTACAGCGATTCCGCAGCCACAGCCGCGGCGGCGGCGGTCGCGGTGCCCCTCTCCAACGCCGACCCGCAGCCCGTCGGCACGGTGGCGGCTCCCGGCAACGCGACAAGCTCGGCGCGTGCCAACCACGTCCACGCCCATGGCGTGCAAGAGGACCCCAATCTACACGCGCTCGCGACTACCACGGTGCACGGCTTCATGTCGGCGACCGACAAAGCGAACCTCGCAGCGGCAAAGTCCAAGACGGACTCGCTCGTTACTGGTCAGGCCGCGACGGTAGGTAAGGTCACAGCCGATGCGTTCTTCGAGGCGCCGACCGCGCTGACTTACGCGGCTGCGATCGCGCTCGACACGTCGAACAAAAACGATTTCACGATCGGTGCGCTCACCGCGAACACCACCATCACGTTCTCGAATGCGGCTTCCGGGCGGAGCGGGAAGATTTGGGTCCGGCAGGACGCAACTGGCTCTCGCACGATGACATTCGCGCTCGACGCGTCGATCAGCGGCACATGGACGATCGTGAAGGATTCGATCGCCGGCGACACCAACCCGCAGGCCGCCGCCAACAGCTTCACCCTTTACACCTACGAGATGGTGACTGTCGCCGGCGCGAACATCGTCTACATCTCCAAGGCGTTCCTGGTATGAGCCGACCTGGTGCCGCGCCACGTTTGCCGCAGGGCATTGCGAGCTACCGCAATTGCCTCAACGGCAAGCTCGGCGAGATCTGGCACGTCGGGTACGGGCTGACGCTCGCCAATGCCGCCGGCGTGGACTACGTGATGAACTGGAAGGGGCAGCTCGCCGGCATCTCCATCGCCGTCGGCACCCAGGCCAACGCGCCGATCTTCGCGGTCGATACCGGCTATTTCAAGGAGCGCAAAGTTGTGCAGTGCGCGATCAGCGGGCCGCGCTACCTCGGCGCGCTGAACGTTACGAGCCCGACGCCACCAGGGTCGCAGACCGATAACCCACGATGGTTTGTGGTCGCGCGATCTCGGTCCGCCGCGCCCGGCACTGACGGCTCTCCGTTCATACAGACGATCAACTCCCCCAACTACAACGGGGGAAGCAGCAATATCCGGCTGATCGCGACGTCGACCGGCATCGTCTCCGTGCAGTCGAACCTGTACGTCAGCACGGGACCGTTCAACAGTTATGTGGGCAGCGGCGTAGTCGAGGACATCACCGTGCCGCGGTTCTACGACACCGGTCTGGTGTTGGCTGCCGATTCTGGCAACGGACACCCTCAGCACGAGCTTCGTAGGGATCGGATCGCGGTTGGCACCGTCGCGGCGGACGGAAACCCAGCGAGCAATCCCGAAAATCGATGGGGACGGCCGAACTACTTCGCGATCGGCAGCGAGGTCGGCGTGGGCGGCACTCCCACGAAAGCGGTCGACGCCAGCATCGCGCTGTGGGGTTACGCCACGAGTCCACTGACGACTGCCGAGAAGGACGCGCTGATGCGCCTGGCGCGCGCAGAGTTTTTGCCGTGAAAGGAAAAGGGAACATGACGACCTACTACCTCGAGCTGAACACAGACGCGGACTATCAGCACACGCTCGAATGGATTGCGCGCGCGTGGGCGGCGCAAAACAACAAGCCCTATCCGTGGTATCCGGACTGGTCCACGCCAGGCGCCGACGAAACGCCGGACCCGATCTACCTCTACGTCGGCGGCATGCCCAAGGCCGGCGGCGGTGGGGTGATCCAGCTCGATGACATCGCGCGGGCGCTGCCGGCTGGAACACAAACGCTCACGGATGGCACCGCCTACGACTTCGACGTCGAGGCGAACGAGCTCGAGTACAACGAGCTGTCCGATGCCGGCAAGCAAGCACTCGTTCCGCCACGTCCGCCCTGGTTGCCGCTGCGAGCGGCGACTCAGGACAAATGAAGCGTTTCGGAGCAGCCGCGGCCGCGCTATCAGTCGCGGCCGCGGGCTGCGCAACGACCGGAGCGTCGCTCGACAAAGCTCGTGCCGCCCTTGAGACCAGCCGCGACATGCTCGAGCTGGTGGACGAGCGTTTCACGCCCGTCTTTCTGCAGACGATGCGCACGGCAGACGCCGCGTACCCAAAGGACGATGCGGCGTACCACGCTGCCATCGCTGCGCAGGAGGAGCTTTTTCGGCGCATCGAGAACGCGCGTATCGAGCACACGCTTCTCACGATCGCCTACACGCGGTGGGCGCAGCGCGGCGAGTTCATCGCATGGCAGCGACGCTTACCGAGCTTGATCAAGTCCCTCGAGGTGGTGCGTGCAAGCGCGATCGACCCGCTCGTACAGGAGGCGGTGCGCACGGCGATTACGGCGCTGCAGCCGCGCGACGACCCGATCCCGAGGTGGCGGCGATGAACTGGAGGAAGCTCCTCTTGAAGAACCTGCCGCGCGCGATCGGCGAGTTGATCGGGTTCGAGGACTCGCCGGCGCAGCCCGCCGAGCCGCAGGACCCTAAACGGCTGGGCCCGTCGGCCGCCGCCCAGGCCCACGAACAGATCGAGGGAGAGCGACACCACCGCAAGACGAACTGACCGGAGATTCCGATGCCCAAATCCCCGAACGATGACGATCGCACACCCGTCCTGCAGATTGTTCCGAAGCAGATCGTCGCGGTGCCGACGCTGCCAAAAATCGCGTTCGTGGAGGCGCGATTCTACCGCCGAGGCCCACGTCGCGAGCCCGCGCGCTGGCTGATCTTGCACGCGACGCACGGCGCCGAAGGGATCGGTAAGGCGCTCGCCTGCGCCAAGATGTTCGCGACCCTGCCGCCGGACACGCCCTCGCGCAAGCGCCGGTCGAGCCACGTCGCGATCGACACGACGACGGTCGTTCAGGCAGTGCCCTGGGAGAGTGAGGCGTACCACTGCGGGCACACCGGCAATCAGTTCGGCGAAGGTATCGAACTCTGCGGTTCGGCCGATCAAACGCGCGAGCAGTGGTTCGACGCGAACAGCCTCCCGATGCTCGACCTCGCCGCGCATGTCATTCGCTGGCGCTGCCAAGTGCTTCAAATACCCATCGAGTTTCGGTCCGCCACTGAATTGCGAGCGAGGATCCCCGGTGTCACAACGCACGCTGAGATCACGAGAGCCTTTCCCCAGGACACGTCGCACTACGACCCGGGCCCACACTTCCCGATCCACGAGCTGCTGGAGGCGGCGCGCGCATGATGACGCCCGACGAAGAGTTCACCGAGGCGGAGCGTCCAAGCACCAGGCAGCGCCTCGACCGTCTCAGGGATCTGCCGCAGCATATCGAGACCTTGCAACGGCAGGTCAACCTGCAGGGCTACGTCCTACTCGCCATGCTGACCGCGCTCGTGGTGCAGTTCTTCTTTCGCGCCTGCAGCTGAGAAACCCCATGGACGCCGCGAACGCCTATCAGATCGCGCTCCAAACGTTAGGGTTGCCTGGAGTCGTGCTGCTCGCCGCCGCGCTGGTGATCCGCCGGTTGTACGCACACGTGAACGAGCTGCAGGCCCAGCTCAGCGCCGTGCAGGACGGACGCCATGCGGATGCCCGGGCGTTCACACAACAGGTGCTCGAGCTCGTCGGCGCGCAACATCGTGCTGCGGAGCTGATGGTGAAGGCGATCGACGGCAACTCCGATGCCACGGCGGAGCTCAAAACGCTATTGCAGACCGTGCTCAGCGAGCGCTCCCGGCGCTCAGGAAGGTAGTCGTCGCCATGACCGAAGAACGTCGCGAAGTAGATCTACCGCCGGTGGACGAGTCCCCCAAGGCAGCCGAGCAGGCCGAGCACCTGAGTGATCGCCCGCCGACACCTAGCGATGTGACCGAGGTGCTGCAGCTCGCACTCGAGACGCTCAACCGGGCGCATCGCGACACCAGTGAGGTGCTGCTTAGCGCGATCCGGCGGCTCAATCGCGAGAACGACGAGACCAGCGAGCTTGCGCGCGCGCTGAGCGTGCCGCCGGGCGAAAGCGCGGAGGACGAGTGAGTGCACGCCAGCGAATCGCCGACCCGCAGAACATCCTGCTGCGCGCTGTCGCTACCGAGTGTGGCTGCCACGTTCGTGACCTTTCGGCGAGTCTCATGCGCCAAGTGCAGATCGCGCTGGTGGAGGCGTACAATCGCGGCGGCTACGACGCGCACGAGCGCTCGACTGTTAGCCCGCCAGATGCCGACGCGGCACTCGGCGCGGCACCCTCCGATCCAGCATCGGCTGGCACCACCCGACCATCGTGGGAAACGAGCCCCACGACGCGACCACCGAAAAAAGCATGATCCGGCGAAAAATGCCTAGGCAAAAATGCTATGTCGGTGTAGCAAAAGCGCCATGATCCTTGGAGTTCCGCAAGCCTGCTCGGAGGAAAAATGGCGGACCCGACTGCAGCGACGAATACGCTGCACATGCTCGGTTCGCTCAAGGACATGTGCGCCGATTTCAGCTCGCTCTACGGTCGGTTTTGGCGGCAGGTCCTGGACGAACTGGAAGAAGCAAGGCGTCAGCGTCGAGCACCAGCCGCTCGCTAAGCGACGCGGTTGGGGCGGCCGGCCAGATCCCCTCGGCGGGAAAGTCGAGTAAGGGAATGGACCCCTTCGACGAGGTGTATACCTCGGCCCTTCGAGCTTGGGCGGCGCAGCATCTCAACGTCGCCGGGGACGCAGACGTAGGCGTGAAAATATCGCTGCGCGCGCACCATCGTTTCTTTGTGACGCCTGGCGTCGACGCGAAGGTCAAGTTGGCGCACGCCGAGGCGTGCCTCGCTCGCCATCTCCTCGGCGACTGGGGCTTGTTGGACGAGGAGGACCAGGCCGTCACCGACCATCGGGCGCGCAACGACGGGCAGGTGCTGTCAAGCTGGCCGATCAACGCGGAGGACAGCAACGCGGTCGGCTACGTCGACCGTTGCTTCTACATCATCACCGCGCCGGACCGCGCCAGCACGACGATCGTGCTGGCCGAGGAGTACTAAGCCGTGAAGACGCGCTGCCGACACTGCGGCGCGCGCGTGCAGTGGGTCGAAACTGCGCGCGGAACGCGGCTCGTGCTCGATCTGCGCCCATCGGAGCAGGGCACAATTGCCCTGGTGCCCGACAGCCGGGGCGAGCCAATAGCGGTCATCGCCCTGCGAGAGCGCCCGCCGGGCGCTCCGTTGTTCACCCATCACCACTCCACCTGCAAGGCTATATGGCGACCCGATACCAGCACCGCGAAGCCTTCAACCTCATCGTCTACGTCTCGAAGAGCGGCGAAAAGAAAGAAGCGATCTGGAACTCGCGCGACGGCGTCACGCCGTACATCGTGCGCGACCCGGAGACTGGCAAGCCCCTGCAAGCGGACGAGTACCAGTTCGCCCCGTGGTACGTGCCGGCGATCGGCTCTCGCGTTTTCGTCGACCTCACCGAGCAGCGTGCTCGCGTGCTCGCCTCGCAGCGGATCGAGCGGATGGAGTCCCGCCGCGACGTTCCGATTCCGCTGCACCAACTGTTTGCTACACGCGAGGCAGCCGTCGAGGACGCCTTTCGTTCGATCTATCGCCCGGGCGCACCCGACATCCTGGTGGTGACCGCCGGCTGGCTTGAGCAGCTCGCCGTTCAGCGCGCCCAAATGTTCCCGGGTCCGACGGATGGCGGCGAGATCGCGCCCGTCAGCGCTCCAGAAGAGGACGAGTCGGAATCTGGCGAATGCTCGCTGTACTACGACCGCCAGGGGAAACCCATCAGCGCCGGGCGCTATGTCACGCTCTTTTCGAACGCGGGCTACAAACGCGTGAAGCTGACGCAGATCACGCCAACCATCTACGTTTCGACCGTTTGGCTCGGGGCAGATCACGGAGCGTTCTCCGAGAAGCCGATCATCTTCGAAACCATGACGTTCGAGGAGAACGAGTTGAAGAAGGGCTCCACCAGCCCGCGCTTTCCGCCTGAGCTCGACCACGACGATCCACGCCTTTTCGATCGGTACTCGACCGAGGCCGAGGCACTTGCTGGGCACGACCGCCGTCGCAGCGGTGCGTGAGATGCTCGCGAAGAAAAAACAGGGGGCGAACTGACAATGGACCTCGACGCGGCGGTGACAGAGCAGGTTCGCAAGCTTCTCGAGCGCCTCGAGTCGTATCTCCCGAAGGACTGGGGCGTGATGTGCTGGGTCTACTCGCGCGAAATCGAGCAGCTCGACGTGCAGGCGTTCACGTCGCATGAGACGCTCAGCGAAACGCTTCGGCTCGTGCGCGCCACGACATCGCAGCTTGTCCGAAACGAAGCGCGCGCCGGCCGGCTCGATGCCGAGACGTGGTATGAGGCGCCAGCCGAACCCGGCACGGCGCGCTCCGATCTGTTCATCAGCTCGGCCAGCGTCGTCGCGATCGGAGGGCACGACCACGTGCGGGTTTGGACGCGGGGAGCGCTCGCCGGCGAGCTCGTGCTGGATGGAGGTGAAGGCGAGCTGCTCGCCCGCCGGCTCGGTCTACGTCGCGAGCAGCCGGAGGCACCATGACGACATCCCAACTCGAGCAGATGCTCTATCTGGGCGAACGTGTACTGACCGCTGCCAAGCGCCTGCTGTTAGGGCGAGGGCGAACTGGCCGTCGCCGAGTTGGCTGCGCGTCTCGGCTGCAGTGCAATGACCATCCGGCGGCGGCTGCGCGGCCGCTAACGGCGGCGCGACCTTCTGATGCGGGCACAGGTAGGTGTACGCTTTCGGCTATGTAGCATATAGCCGCTAAGACGGTTCCGGATGGGCTAAAGCGTGGCCCGAATCAGCCGAATTATTGGGGGAGTTGTTCGGCAGTACCCTGAAAATCCTAACGGTTTGTGTCCTGATTGCCGCCGCGGCGGCCTGCAGCCCGGTCCCGGCGGAAAACGCCGCCGACGCGACCGACGCGAAGCCGGTGTACGACTGGCACGGCGAGCCCAGCGAGCGCGCGATCGAGCGCTACATCGCTGTGCACGGCGCGGTCAGCCACAACTGCGCCGAGTATGCGCGCAGCACGCGGTTCGAGTACGTCACCACGGAGCAGCTTGCGCGCGTCTGTGAGCGGACCGGTCTCCTCGGCTGCTTCCTGACGGACAAGGACCACAACCCGGTCGCCTACGTACGCGACGACGTCTACGCGCAGACGCTGGTACACGAGGTGATGCACGGCATCGCCGCTTGCCAGACGGCGAACTCGGACGCCGACCACGCCGACACGGCCCTTTGGGCAGGCCTGATGGGCCACGGTCAGTAGCCTTTACTTCGGGCGCGTACGACGGGCCATGACGATCCAAGTCGGCCCGACGATTCTGCTCACGCTGGTGCTGGTGATCCTGGCGCACGCGTGGACGCAACGCATTCAGGGCCCGCCGGGCGCGCGTTCGAGCGGCGAGGGCTAGTCCTCGATCACGTGCCAGCGCCGGTCGGAGCTGCAGTGCAGGCAGTAACGGCATGCAGGGCTTCTCATGCGCGGTCGGTGAGGCGTCCGCATCGGCCATAGCAGGGATGCGCGAGCGGGCACTCCGCGTGCGCGACCTCGTGGCAGGGACATGTCGTGGGGCATGCGCCGCGCACGCGTTCGCGCTCGCGTCGTTCGGGGCCACCGCACATGCAGGCTTTTCCCGTCGAGTCCGACGTGTTCCGCTTCGTGGATCACGGAGTCTCCTTTTGGGGTGGCGGCGTGCGCCGCGCCCGGGCACGGAGAGGCCAGTGGGACGTGTGCGGGCTCAAGGGAGCGCGGAAAGTTGGCGCGCGGCGTCCGGTCAACTACAACGGGGCGCCTCGCAAATGCGACCGGGCAAATCGAACGAGGAGCTGCCGACGGCGATCGCCGCGATCGCGCAAAAACACCCCGTCTTGGCGCTCGTGCTTCTTATCGCGAATGGCGCCTTGGGCCTTTTGCGCCGGCTCACCAGCGAGTGGGTGCTCATCGCCGGGATCGTCGCCGTTACCTTGATTGTGGTCACCATGATGTTCCGGATCCCCCCGAGCGACTTTCCAGCGGTCGCTCAAAGCTTCCGGACCATGGTCGAAGCGCTCGGAAAGGTTGCGAGCAATAGTGCCGTAGCTGTCGGCGGTTACGTGCTGTCGGCGGTTCTGATGGTCGTGGGTACCGCGATCATTTTGGTTCAGCGCCAGCGCCGTAAGAGCCAGGATGAGCAGCTCCGGGCCTTGCGCGAGCGAAACGATCCGTCTAGGCAATCCTCTCAGATGACGTTTGACGACCTGCTCGGGGAAACGCCCAAGGAGGACGAAGAGAAATGACGCTGGATGCCTACGCCCAAGGTCTTCTCGGCGTTTTTTGCATCGCGGTAACCGTCGTCGCACTTTGGCGATGGATTCCCTGGGTGGGAAAGCTACTCGCCCTGTACGGCATGCACGGTTTGCGCGACCGCGTTTACTCGGCGGCGCTCTTGTTTCCTGAAGCCTCCAATTCGCGGTTGTATCGCGATGCCGAGACGCATTTCTGCATATTCATCAAAGTCGTTCGCGACGCCCCGTATGAAATGACCCTGGGTGCGGCCGTGCATTCGAGCGCGCTTACAGCGCGAGCGCCCAGTCAGCGGGCTCTTGAGTTGCGCCGAATCTACTCGACGGAGCGCCAGCATGTCTTCGTCGGAGAGCAGGGACAGCGCGCGCATGACATGATCGTGGACGCGCTGGTGAGATCGCGTGGATTCTTGACCCTCTATGCGGTGCTCGGGCATCCGGCAATGCAGCTGCTCGGTGTCATCTACCTGGCATGGAAGGTCGTCACGCTGCCTTCGCGCTGGCTCGCGACTTATCGGTTACCCGTAGAAATCTTTTCAGCGCAAGTCGATGCGACGCGCAAGATGAAAGACGCTCCGCCTGCGGGTCGCAGCTTGATGTCTATCCTTGCGGAACGTAACAAGCGGGCGGCCTGAAGGCTTCACGCGATGCCGACGTGCACGCGCCGCACGAGCCGCCCGTCCCACGCCAGCCACGCGTCGCGCGCGTCCACGAGGACGACGCCTCGACCGTCAGCCCACACAATTGCGATCTCGACCGTCATGCAACGGGTCATCGAGCGCGCGGGACGTGAGTTGCGAGCGCGTGGCCTCGAGGAGGCGTCTGCGTGGCGGTCGGCCTTCGGCAGATCGCCCCGCCACAGTACGGCGCTCGCCTCGGCAGCGGCGATCACGTGCCATGTCACGGCGTCGTGGCGGATGATCACATCGCCCTCTTGGACGTCGTCGATTTCCCCCCAACGGAGGGGCGTGGGCACTTTGTGGGCCGGCCGATGGCCGCGGGCGCCCAGTTCGGTATGCAGCTCGTCGTCGCCCGCCACGGGGCGAACGTAGCACCGCCCGCCGCGCCGGCTCGGGGGGAGAACCTCAGCGCGACGGGCGGTGTGACGCTGGCGCGTCTCACAGCCTCGCCCGACGGAGCCTGCCACCGCCCGCAGGTCGCCCGCAATCCCCGGAGGCGGGCTGCTGCTCCAGCTGGGCTCGCGGCCGTATCTCGGGCGGCTGGGGGCTAAGCCGCAGCGGCAGCCACGAACGGCAGGCGGGGCGCGGCTAGGCTCGCGAACGCGTTTCCTACCGTGGCAAATCCCGCTGGGGACGCAACACGGTCGGAAACCGGGTCGGGTCGCACGAGGCCCGACACGGTGACCGACCCGTACACCTTGAACCGCCCATCTTCCGCTTCGAACCGCAGGCGTTCACCATGGGTGAGCGCCACAAGGGTATCCCGGGCGCCCTCCACGTTCCCATCGAACTCCGCCTGAAGCTGTCGGAGCCCGCGTCGGACGCGTATCTCGAGGTCCTTGAACGCACGGTCGACGTGTCCCACTGGTGCCGCGGCGGCGGCCAGTTCGAGTTCGGCCTTGCGTAGCCGCTTGCCGCGGTCATTCAAGGCTTCGACCAGCGCCTCGGGCGGATCGTCGGACGTGGCGATTGCGTTCGTGAGGCGGGACATCTCCTTCCTGAGCTTCTCTGCCTCGAGGCGGAGCCGATCGGTCTCAGCGGGAACGGCGGCGAGCTTCTCGTCGAGGATCACGCGCAACTCCCGCATCACCGTCGCAACGACCTCGGGGGTGATCTCCCTGCGGAGCGCGCCGATCACCCTCTCATTGACGACCTCGACGCGCTCGGCGACCGTGTTGTTGCAGACCGCCGCGCCGCGGCTTTTGTGCCAGCTGCACATGTAGACGCGCGTGTTGACCCTCCCATACTTGCGGTTGCCAACGGTGATCGGCCCGCCACACTGCCCGCAGCGCGAGATGCCGGTCAGCAGGTAGCGCGGCTTCGCGCCGGCGACGTCTGACCGCGAACCGAAGGAGGCGTTCCCTTCGAAGCGTTGGGATACCGTGTCCCAAGTCGCGCGGTCGACAATGGCGGGGCACTCGTACGTGAAGTGTTCCGCGAGGACCCGTCGCTCACGCACCTTCGTGCCACCCTTGTACGCTTTGCGGGTCTGGTTATACCGACCCTCGCCGACGTACCGCGGGTTCGTTAGCATGGCGCGAATCGCGCTCGGCGCCCATGAACCTGTCCCACGGCTGCCTGCGCGAGGCGACGGCACGCCTTCCTCGTTCAGCCGATGAGCGATCGAGCGCTGCCCGCTTCCGGCAGCATATTCGCTGAAGATGCGTCGCACGATCGCCGCCTCGGGCTCCTTCACGACGTAGCGCTTGTCGACAATCGCATAGCCGTAGCTGATGCCGCCTGCGGGTTTGCCTGCTTTGGCTTTCTGCATGAGGTGCTCGTACGTGCGCGAGCTGATTTTTTCGCGCTCAAGCTCGCTGGCGAAGTTTCGCGCCGCGACCAGAAACTTATCGACAGCCGTGTCGATGCTCACCAGCTCGTCGGTGATGTAGTGGACGATGCCAACGCCAGCGTCCGTTAGATCCTGGATCACCAGGCCCGTACGGTACGTGTCACCGCCAAGGCGCGACTCGTCGCGAAGGACCACCAGCTCGAACTGACGGTCGCGGGCGCGGTTGAGCATGCGGATCAGCCCAGGCCGCTTCTTGAACTCGGCGCGGCTCTTGGCGTCGTCGACGAACTCATCCACGATCAGCCAGCCGCGCGCCGCGCAGTACTCCATCGCGCTCCGCCGTTGCGTCTCGAGGCTCTCTTCTTGGTCCTCGGTCGAACGTCGGAGGTACAGCGCCGTGCGCGTGCCAGCTGGACTACTGGGTCTGGCCATGCTCCCGGAGAATACGTTCGGCCAGCAGCTCCGCCAGCGCCCTGGCGAATCGGCGGCGGGTTTCAGCGTCGAGCTGCGACCGGGACTGCGCACCGTTGTTGTCGTTGGCCGGCACTTCGAGCAGTAGGTCGCGACGCGGCTTTTGTGCTTGCATTCTCACGCCTCCCTCGACAGCAACGCCGCAGGACGTGCGGCGGTTTACCTCACGACTCCGTAGCGATCGTCCTCAGCTCCTCGATCAGGTTGTCGAGTTCGGCGTTCGAAGTGGCCTGCCTCGACGAGAGCAACGACTTGATCACGAACCGATTGATGGCGTCCTGTGCCCGGCCGAAGAGCCGGTCGTCCTTCACCAGCGTGAGCAGGCAGCCGTCGAGGCCGGCGACCACGAGACTTGCCGCGAGCGTCAGCGTGATGCCGACGGCGAACCGCGTGACCTCGGTGACGAGGAAGCCCTGCTGCTGTGTTGGCGGCTTCATTGGGACGCGTCCTCGTCGTCGACGACCTCGTACAGCTCCGGCATGATCGGGAACGGACCGGGGGCGTCGTGCCGGCACAGCGCGCACGCCGGCGTGTGGCAGACTTCGCCCATGCCGAGCAGGCACGCCTCGCACAGCAGCAGCTTCACGGGCCACACCTCGTACTCGCGCTGCGCGGTGAGGTGCGGTGCTGAACCACGAGGCAAGAAGCGATTTCGCAATCCCTGGCAGACGTAGCGCTTTGCCTCGACCGATCGCTCGTTGGCGTGCTCTTCGAGCGGCTTGTCGCACCAGCGACAGGTCGGCTCGCTCATCGCTGCTCCACCGCGAGGAGCGGATAGAGCGCCCGGAGCTCTTCGGGACTGCAGAACTCCGGGGTCGGACGTGTCTGCTCGGCGAAGCGTTGCTCCCAGCCATCACCAAGGCGACGCTCGACAACCTGGATGCCAAGTGACTTGGCGAGGTCGAGCGCCGCCGACATGCCGCTGCTGACGCCGTGATCGACGTAGAGCGCGACCACGTGCGAAGTGCGCAACCATGCGAGATGCGCGGCGATGCCCATCTCGCGGTGCGCTGGGATCGTGTCGTCGAGCACCGCCGGATAGAGGCGATGCCCCAGGAACGGCGCCTCGCCGCGCTGCAGCGAGTCGAGCATGCACGCATTCGCGTACCGCACGTTGCGCGCGACGTCTCCGCGCAGCGGGCTTTCGATGCAGACCCGCACGACGCTGGCGGTGGGCGCCGCTCTCGGGCGCCACGCTTGATAGGCGAGGATCAGCTCATGGCGCAGGCCGTCGTAGACGACGCCGAAGTCGAACTCGAAGCTTACAGCGCCTTCGACGTGCCGATCGACGAAGCCTGATGCGATGGCTGGCCGCAGGTCCCCATTGGGCTTCTCCGGACCTAAGACCACGAAACCGTCGCGCCCGGCAGGCGTCGTGCGAAACGCGACCGCGCATCCGGACGCATCCAACTCGATCCAGTCGAGTACCTGTTGTTGCTCTCGATCGTTCATCCCCAAATGTCCTCCTTCAGCCTGTTCGGACAACTCTTGAAGTGCGCGACGTAGCGCTTGTTCGCCGGGTCGTCGGCGCGCGCGCGGCGCACGCTGAACTGCACTCGACCGTTGCTCGTTCCGGTCGCCTCCAGCACGAACTCGCCCGCCGGGCGGGGATTCGGGTCGACGCAGAAGTTCTTGTCGCGCGCGGTTTTCGCCCAAACGATCGGGCGCCCGCAGTACTTGCACGTCGATGAGCCGCTCATGGACCCTCCTGGTCGTCGAGCCGATGCTCGAGCCGCTCGATCAGCGTCGTGTTGCGCTCGGTCCGGTGTTTCGCCGAGAGCGCGCGCTCGAGGCCTTTGTGGTCACCGACCAGCACGACGCCCTTCTTGGCTCGCGTGATCGCGGTGTAAACGAGCTGCCTCGTCAGGATGAACGAGTGCGTGGAGTGCACGACGGCGATCACCCATTCGAACTCGCTGCCCTGCGAGCGGTGGATCGTCAGCGCGTAGGCGAGCTGCAGCGCCGTCGCCTGCGAGTGGTCGTAGACGACCGGATCGGCGTGGTCCGGAAATTCGACCACCACCTGCTCGGCGGTGATCTCCATGACCTGGCCGACCTCGCCGTTGAAGACCTGTGCCTTGTAGTCGTTTTTCGTTTGAATCACGCGGTCGCCGAGGCGCAGCTCCCATTTGCCCTTGGCGCGCGGCATGTAGGGTGCGTTGGGCGCGCGTGGATTGAGCGCCTCCTGCAGCGCTTGGTTTGCCTTGTCGATGCCGGCGACGCCCGGGCGCTGTGGGATCAGCACCTGTGCACTCGCGTTGATTTTGTGTGGGAAAACCTCAGTCGCGAGCCGACGAATCTTCGGCAGGATGAACGAGGCGTCGTGGCACTCGGCGAAGCGAAAATCGTCGCGCGGCGTGAGGTCGGGTTTCTTCCCGCGCAGCAGCGCTTGGGCGGCGACGTGGATCCATGACTGGGTAGCGCTGCGGTGCAGCGTGTCGAGGCGCACCAGAGGCACCTGACCCCAGTCGACTAGATCACCGAACAGCCGTCCCGGGCCGACCGGCGGCAGCTGATCCGCGTCGCCTATCAGGATGAGGCGGGTGCGGCGCGGATTGAGCGCGCGAAACAGCGCCGCGCCCAGGTCGATATCGACCATCGACGACTCGTCGACGATGACCACCTCGACGTCCAGCGGGTTGTCGCGGTTCCGCCGCCAGCCGTCGCGTGGATGGAATTCGAGCAGGCGGTGCAGCGTGCAAGCGGCGCGCCCGGTCGTCTCGGTCAGTCGCTTGGCCGCCTTGCCCGTCGGCGACGCGAGCGCGTAGCTCGTGCCCCGCTGGTCCATGCGATCGAGCGCGACGCGCAGGCAGGTGCTCTTGCCGGTTCCGGGTCCGCCCGTGACGATGCCGAAGCGCGCGCTGCACGTCAGGTCTACGGCGCGTCGCTGCGACGGATCCAGGACCAGGGTCGGCGTCATGAGGCCTCCTCGAGGAGCGCCTCGATGCCGGCGGCGCAGTCCTGCTCGGTCTCGTCGAGACGGCGGCTGTAGATCCTCCGACCGTGTCGTACGAGGGCGCCGTCGGTCAGGAGCCGCCGCAGGACCGGGTTCACTGTCTCGGCCGGCACTCCGATCAGGCGCGCGGTGCGCGCTCGGACTTCGCCGAATGGCAACCAAGTATGGCCCTGGCCCGAGACGCTTTCTTCGATCAGGTACTCGATGGCGGCGGCGATCCGTTGCGGTGAGTCGTAGGAAACGCCGGCGCGCATCGCGAGCTCGTCGGTGCGCTTGAAGCCGAAGCCGTACACGACGCGCGAGAGCTGGTAGGGATCCTCGCGCACGGCGGCGATGACCTTCTCCAGCGTCTTCCACTCCTCGATGCAGCGCGCGATCTGCGAGTCGGTCATGCCCCAGCCGCGCAGCGTCACCATGTGATCTCGGTCGGCGCGGTGCTCGCGGTATGCGTCGGCAATGCGCGCGCTTATTTTCGGAGAGATGCCGGCGACCTCGCACAGTCGGTCCGGCGTCGTCTCGATCACCCGCCAGAGTTCGGCGCCGAAGCGGACGACGAGCTCGCGCGCGCGCTTCTCGCCCACTCCCGGCAGCGTGGTGATCAACCAGGCGACGACGCCTTCGGCGCTCTGCGGCGTGGTGGTCGCGCACTGCCGTACCTTCAGGCGCCGGCCGTACTTCGGGTGATCCGACCACACGCCCTGCAGCTCGACCGTGTTACCCGGACGTGCGCCGAGCGTCTTGCCGGTGAAGTCGTGCCGTTTGCCGTCGACGACGATCGTGCCGACGCCCCAGCCATCAGAGCCGACCGCGCGAAACGCGGTCAGCTCCCCGACAAGGCTTACAACCTCTTGGACGATGGCTGGCACTCGGGCGCTCCTCCGTTAGAACGGGATGTCGTCGTTGTCCCTGGCCTTCTCTTTCGACTCCGCCTTGGATCCGCCGCCGCCGCGCTGGCCGTTTGCAGCTGCGCGCGATTGCTGGTTTGAGGCCGCCGCCGGCGAACCGGGCGTTCGGCTCTTCGCCGCGAGCACGTGGCCCTTCATGCGCTCGGCGAAGGCCTTGGCGGCGCCATCGTCCATGCGCGTCTTCAGCGCGAGGCCTCCGCCGGCGTTGATCCAGCGCACTCGCGCGCGCGGATTGCCCTCTTGATCTTCCTCGTGCGCGATGACGGCATAGACCTCATTCTGGTCGATGCCGGTCAGGTCGCTCAGGTCGTCGCCTTGCCATCCCAGTGTGCGCAGCGATTTGAGCGTCACCTCGGTGGTCTTCTCGGTGAAGAACCCGTACCAGGTGATGTGCTTGCCCTCGTCGGGACCCTCGAGCAGGACGAGCGATACCGCGACCTGCTCCGAGTCGTTCGACGCATACCCGAGGGCGCCTTCGACGCCTCTCGCTTTGTAGGTGCCCTCTGCGATCATGACTGTGCCTCCTCTGCGGCGGGCGCCTCATCGACGACCGCGTTCAACTTGTTCCAGATGCGCGCCAGCTCGGCGGCGTTGTCCCCCGCTTGTTGCAGCGCGTTTCGGACTCGTTCAGCGAGCTTCTCGCGCGCGCCGACCAGCATCCCCTCGATCTTTTCGCGCAGCTGCTCCGGATCAGCCGGGCGCCGCTCAAGCACCGCCTCGGCGAAGCTCTGCCAATCGAGCGGCAGGCGATCCGGCAGGTCGTAGCGGTTCTTTGCGTCCCATGCGGCGCAGCGCTCGGTGTAGAGGACGCGCGCTCCGCTCGAGATGCCCTTGACCCGACCGTTCGCCTCGTACGTGAGCGTTTCGTGCTGCGCGAAGAGCACCGCGTCGGACCACTCGCGCATCAGGCCGGCGGCCTTTGCGTGCAGCTTCATCTCGTAGCGATCGAAGTCTTCGCCGGCCGGATTCTTGAACGGTTTGATCCACGAGTGCGCCAGCAGGACCATGTGCATTCCGCGCTTGGTGCGCAGTCGCTCAAGCGCCGCCGTTAGCTGCCGCCAGTGTTCGAGCGCGTAGCTGTAGCCTTTGCCGAATCCGAAGCCCTCGATGTTCTCGATTGGCTTGCCGGCCTTGTCCTTCTTGCCCTGGAAGGTGTGCATCCAGCAGAGCGGCTCGAGCCAGTCCAGGGTGTCGATGGCGAGCGTCTTGTAGTCGTGGTCGGCGTTTGTGAGTTCGGTGATCGCTTCCATCGCCTCGACCCAGCTAGAGGGTTCAGGGAAGCGCGCGACGTCCAGCTCGCTCGTACCGTCCTCGGCGCCGAGGAAGATGGTCGACGGCGCCGAGGCGGCGAAGGTGCTCTTGCCGACGCCTTCGACGCCGTACACCAGCACGCGCATCGGCTTCTCGATGCGGCCTCGAATCACGGAGTCGAGCGACATTCGCCCGCCCGGCCTTGCCGGCAGCGAGGCTTGGGCGGGGATAGTCGGGAGCGGTGGCTTGGGAGTCGCTTTGGGGGGCGGCGATCCGGTGGCGGTTGTCGCCTTTGGTACTGCTGAATTGGACATGAGAGACCCTCTCTTTCGGTTCCGCTCACGCCGGCGAGATTGCCGAGCGCAAGAGCCGTCCAATGTCGTGCGTGTGAGCTGCTAGGCGGCGTCGGCCTCCTGGGTCAGCTCTTCGTGCACGTTGTCGACCCGGCGGTATAGCGTCGGGTCTTCAAGCGAGGCGGTGCCAGTGCAGACCGGGAAGTAGCTGCACATGCGGCCGTAACGCTCGCAGGCGTCGGGATTGCGTGGATAGCGCTGGGCGAGCTCGGCCTCGCGCATGGCGCGCGCTGTTTGCCAGTTGTCGAATCCGGCGTCGCGCTCCTCGGCTTCGAGCCGCACGACGATCTGCCGCGCGTAGTACTGCTCAGGTGCCTCGGCGATTACTTCGAGCAGGCGCTGCCGGTATTCATCTGGCGTTTCGTCTTCGGCGCGCTGGTTCGCATACAGCTCTCCGCGCTTGGTGTACTTGCGCGATTCGACGGGCGTCGCGCGCTTCGGCGCGTGTCGCGGCTTGCCGATGACGTCGTACAGACAGCCGGCGACGTCGAAATCGAGCGAACGCGCGCCCGCGTAGTACATCGAGACCTGCGCATCGAGCTGCAGGCGTTGCCAGTAAGAGGAACCCGGCGAAAGGTCTTCGCTCGAGGTCTTGTGCTCCACCACGTAAATCAGCCCGTCGGAGCGGCTGCGCACGAGCGCATCGAGCTTGCCCGCGACCTCGTACGTGCGACTCGCCGCACCAGTAACCGGGTTCATCAGCGGCGCGCGGAACTGCAGCTCGACGCCGAGCACTTCGATGTCGTCGGCGGCCCAGCGAGCGTCGTAGCCCTGCAGCAGGACACCAGCCCGCACCAAGTCGTATTCATCTTCGGCGAGCGGACGAATCGCTTCGATCGCATGGTTCAGGCGATCCCCCTCGTCGGCGCGCCACCACGCCTCTAGCCCGGCGTGAAAAAGGGAACCGAACCGGAGCGACTCGGACTCGCCGAGCGACCGGAACCCGAGGCGGTAGGCGTGAAAGTGCTCGCGAACGCAGCGCCGGAAGCACTTCAGCTCGCTGTTCGTGATCAGCGGCAAGCGGCGCTCGCTCATGGCACAGGCTCCATGCCGAGCCTGCGCAGCAGGGCTTCACCGTCCCCGGCCGGCAGCTCGATGTCGCCGGCGGCAAGACCGTGACGGTCGTAGACGGTGACGCGCTCCTTGCCCGGTGGCCCCGCCTGGAGTGTCGCACTGGTGATGACCAGCCATTGCGAGCCGTCCGGCTCGACAGCGGGCATCCACAGCGTCACGCTGCCGGCGCTGCTCATTTCTGGCCCTCACGGCCAAAGCGAGCAATTTCGGTACGCCAACCCAGCATAGTTGCCATGTAGCACGGCATTTATGCGTTGGCAATAGTGCTATGTTCAGCGGGAGTTCCGTGCGAAAAGTGCCCTGTTCGCCGCGAAATCGGCGGCGCTGGCATATCCCCGGCGATCGCTTCAACGTCGGAACAGATCGCTTGACACGACGCTGCCCTGTTTGCGGTGGCTCAGCGGCGGCTCAGGGTACCGTCCGCGTTCGCGAAACCATCGCGTGCGGACGCACGCTGCTGCTCATCGGTGCGTTCCGCATGCAGGCGCAACACGTCACGCAGACGCTCGTAATCGCTCTGTGTGAGCGGTGTTCCTAATGCGTCGCGCATTCGCGCCAGCGTGAGGAGCTCGCGCGGGTCGGCGGCGCTAGCATCACGACTGCTGAGGTACTCGGCGAAGTCAGACGCTCTGTGCACGGTTTGAGATCTACGCCACCGTGGCAAAAACGATCTACGAGATTCCGCCTGCGCTGCGACACTTTGGTGTCAGCGCTCCGCACAAGCAGGCACAGGCCGAAAGTAGCTAGTCTAGCTACCGCCACCTTTCGCGCGTTGCATTCGCTCAAACGCAATGACCATGTCGATGTAGAGATCTACCGTCGGCGGAGACGGGTATCGGATCGATTTGATCGCATCGAGCCAGCCGTTGCGCTGTGCAGTACGTCCGTATTCGGTAGCGAGAAACTCGTGAAACGCGCGCGTGTCAACCGGGCTTTCGTGCGAGGTGCCGAAGACCAAGTAATCAAGCGTCACGCCGAAGAACTTCGAGAGCGACTCAAGCTGATCGAGGTGAGGTTTCCCTCGATTATTTTCCCAACGTGAAATTGTGGTCGTGTTCGTGCCAAGCATCTGAGCGAGCTCAGGCTGGGTCTTCTTAGCCTTTTCGCGCAATTCCGCGATGCGCTCGCCGAGAGTTCCGCTCATTACACTGCCGTTTGTGCATTGCCCTTTGGCTCCGAAGCAATAGCAGAAGTGCTGGGATGATCGCCCACATGTTGACGGGACATGGCATTTATGCGAAGGCATCTTTGTCATGAAAATCGGCAAATGGGTCCGAGCCCAGCGCCTTGCCCGCGGATGGAGTCAGGCTGAGTTGGCCAGGCGGCTGCGCGCAGTTTCCGGCGGCGGTCGCAACATCGCGCGTGAGGTCGGAGGTATCGGCCGGTGGGAGCGTGACGATTGCCAGCCGCACCTCGGCGTCTTCCGCCAGCTCTGCGTCCTGTTCGACTGTTCGGCCGACGTGCCGCTGCGTCTCAAACCCAAGCGCAAGACCGCGCGTGCTCGCAGCCGAACCCAGGTTTCAACGCCGGCGCTGACAACGCGCGACGACGACATAGAGGCGGCGGCCACTGCCTGATGCGTTTCGATGCCGCACGGGTCGTGCGGCGCCGTACCCCAAAAAAACCACACCCGGTGCAGCCGTTGGGCACCCATGGAGGAATCCCGCTCATGGGTAAGAAGAATGGTAGTGGCGGCAGTAAGACACGCTCGTTCGAGCAGCGCACGTTGCCTTGCAAACTCACCGAACCGGAGCTGCTGAAGCGGGGCGAGGAGATGGCGGAATCCGAGCTGCAGATCGAGAAGCTGAAACTCGAGCGCACCGACCTCAACAACCAGATCAGGGTCGCGGTGAAGCGCCGCGGCGATCTCGCCCACGTGATCGACACAGGCGAAGAGGACCGCGAGGTCAAGTGCGAGTGGCTGAAGGACTTCAAGCAGAACTGCATGCGCCTGGTGCGCCCCGACACCAAAGCTGAAGTCGAAACGCGCGCGCTCACCGCTTCCGAGCGCACGGGCGACCTCTTCGAAGAACCGGTCTCCGCTGACGGCGAGACGGAGCTGCCGCCTCCGCCTCGCACTCCGCCGCAACGCGTGCCTCGCAAGAAACGCCCCAATCCGACCGCGACCGCCAGCGCCTAGAACCGAAGGGAGGCGGTGTGACGGAAGAACAACACCAGGGCGGCGGTTCGAACAGTGGTGGGCGGCGGCGCCCACGAGTGGTGAATCTGCCGCAGAAGCGCGAGGTGAACGAGGGCCACCTCGAACAGCTGCGCGCAAGCGGACTGAACGACGAGACGATCCGGCTCGCCGATCTGTACACCGAGTCAAACCGACTCGCGATCGCAGCGCTAATCCACCGCAAGCGATGGCCCGAGTTCTGCCTTGCCGCCCTGGTGTTTCCGTTCTACTTGCCGGGCGAGGCAACGCCTTATGCCTATCGCGTGCGGCCGACCAAGCCGCAGGTGCGCAACGGCAGGCCCGTCAAGTACGACCAATCGGATCAGGTTGGCGTGCTGGTCTATTTCACGCCGCGCGCGCGCGCCGGTGGTTGGTACAAGCTCACGGACCTTATCGTCTATTGGACCGAGGGCGAAAAAAAGGCGCTCGTCTTCGACCAGATGGGGCTCTGCTGCGTCGGCCTGACCGGCGTTTGGAACTTCGGCGACGTCGCGCACCGGCAACAGACAAACGAGGAGCGACTGCACCCGCTCATCTTGGAGCACTGCACCGTCGCAGGTCGTCACCATGTGATCTGCTTCGACGCCGATTCAAGGGAGAACGAGCGCGTGATGATGGCGGCCGCGCGCCTCTGTGGGGTGCTGCTCGCCGCCGGCGCGCTCAGCGTGCGCTTTTGCGCTCCGCCCTCGGCTGCGCAGAAAGGCATCGACGATTTCTTCGCGGCATGGGGCGAGGAGGGCACGCGCAAGTTGCTCGACAGCGCGACGCCGATCGAGCCTGCCGACCTGCGCAACCCGCTCCTGCGGGCCAAGACCATCAAGTTCCTGCACGACGCGCCGGTCGCGAACGATCTGCGCATCTCCGATGCCTACGAAGTCCGCAAGAACGGCGCGCTTTGGCGGATGAACGCAGGCGCGAAGCACGGCCCCGAACCTGTCGCGCCGAGCCCGATCCTGCTGCAGCGGTACCTGAACGACCTGTATACGCGCGAGGGGCGCGTGGAGCTGTGCTTTCACAACGGGCATGACTGGGTCGAGCAGTGCGTCACGCGCCAGGCGATCCACGACCGCGTGACCATGATCCGCGAGCTCGCGCCCTTCGGGGCTCCGGTTACGTCGAACAGCGCGGCAAAGCTCGTTGATTGGTTCGAAGCGCTGGACGCCGTGAACAGCAAGGTGATCCCGCGTGTCGCGAGCGTCGACCGGGCCGGTTGGCATTTCGTCGATGGTCGAACGGCGTTCGTGCTGAACGAGGCGCGTGGTGCTGACGAGAAGGAGCTGCCGATTGCCCTCGATAAACGCGGCGATCGCAGAAAAATTTTCGAGGCCCTTGAGCCGCGCGGCAGCTACGACGCGCATCTCGCGGCTCTGAAAGAGGCCTTCGCCGCCGACCCGATCTGCGCTGCGGTGATCTGCGGCGCGCTTGCCGCGCCGATGCTGCAGCCGCTGGGCGCGCCCAACTTCGCGATCCACCTTCCGGGCGAGTCGTCGCGCGGCAAGACCTCGATGCTCAAGATCGCTGCGAGCGTCTTCGGCGATCCGGACAACCCGCACTGGGTCGCGAGTTGGAACGTGACGCCGGTCGGTGCCGAGATGCGCGCGGTGACACTATGTGACCTTCCACAGTGCTACGACGAGGTCGGCGGCTCCGATCCGCTGCAGACCGAACGCCTCGTGTACGCGCTGATCAACGGCGCCGGGCGCACGCGCGGGCAGCGCGATCTGACGATGCGCGAGACGCAGAACTGGCGCACCGTCGTGCTCAGCACGGGCGAGCGCGAGCTCGCCGACGAGAGCACTGCCACCGGCGCGCAGGTTCGGGTCGTGCAGCTGCCGGTCGCAGGCTTCGGCGGCATGAAGGCGGCGGACATCGACGACCTCCGCCGGCGCTGCACTCGCAACGCTGGCCACTTCGGTCGGGCCTGGATCGACTCGCTGGTCGCCAACACCGAGAGCGACTGGGCGCAATTCCGCACGATGCTCGCCGAGGAGGTGAAGCGGCTCCGCGCCATGGCGAAGGATCCGCTGCAGGGGCGCATCGCGGCGTACTTCGCGCTGCTGCTGGTCACCGAGCGCACCGTGTCCGACCTCGGCCTCGGCTCGCCCGAGGGCCAAACGATCGAGCGCGTGTTCATGAAGGTCGACATGCGCGAAGCGGTGGAGGGCATCGCGCAGCGCGCGCGCCGGCTGATCGAGGACTGGGTGCTGAGCCGTCCCGACTCGTTTCCGGTGCTCGACATGGGCTCGAGTGGCGAGGAGGACGTACCGCGCCCGGGCAAGCCGGGCATGACCTACTTCGGCTTTCAGAAGCGCGACTCGGTGCTGATCATCCCCGCCGAGTTCCGACGCTTCTGCGCCGAGCATGGACTTGCTCCGCGAGAAGTTGTACGAGAGTGGGCACGACTCGAATGGACGCAGCTCGACGCCGGTAGGCTCGATCGCAGCGCCCGAGTTGGTGGACGCAAATCACACTTCGTCGTCCTGTTACCCGAACCACCCGAGCCTGACCAGAGGTCTTCATGACCCGGTCAGCAAAACTGGGGACATTGGGGACATATTGGGGACAGAAATCCTTAGCGATTTCATCGTTGTCCCCAATGTCCCCGGTGTCCCCAGAACTCGAAGCCTATTATGGGGCGCGTTGTAAAGGTGCGTTAGGGGTAGTCCCGCACGCGGGTTCAATCGCTCCCATACGACCCTTTAGAATTTTGGGGACACTGGGGACACTGGGGACAACTATAGAATTGCTAGGCAATTCTGTCCCCAGTCGATTAGTCCAACTGGGGACACTGGGGACACAATCATGAGTCCCCGCGTTCGCCTGACGGCTAAAGCCGCGCTGCCGCTCGAGACGGCGACGATCGAAACGCAGCTTCCCGATCCCGAGCCGGTCGCACTAGGGTCGGCAGAGGACGCGCTGCCGACTGCGCAGCGCGAGGTGCTTGGCTTTGACGCGCGGCTGCTGCTTCACCTTCCCCTGCCTGCGACCCTCCTAGTCTCGACCCACGAGGGCGAGCGCTGTGCCTTTCGCGCGGCATCGGCTGCACCAAACGCCGAAGCAGCGCTCGCCTTCGTGGGACCCGAGTGGTTCGCCGTGGTGCTGGCGGCCGAGCACGACCGCGCGAACGCGGTCGTACTGGCGAGCTGGTGCACGAAGAAGCGCGAGCAGCCAGCCTGGCGGCTCACGCAGACGGAAGCGATCGGAGGACTCGGGCATCGCACGCCCGAGCGCGGATGGACCGTAGAGCGCGTGCTCGGCGCCCTCGGCGCCCGCCTTGAGGAGGTGCTGGTGTGAAGCGCGCGCGGATCCAACTGCCCGACTCGCTCGTGCCCTGGCGCTGCGTGGTGCTGGCGGTCGACACCGCGCGGATGAGCGGCTGGTCGATCCGGGCAGGCGAGCACCAGCGCGAGTTCGGCGAAGCGGACACGTACGACCATGCGGCGCTCACACACATCGTGCGCTTCGCGCTGCAATACGCCGCGCGGCGCAGCGAACCGCTCGTACTCGTGCTTGAGCGACCCTTCGGTGGCGAGCGACACACGGTGGCCGGACTCGAGCGAGCAACCGAGCGCTGGATGGTCGCATGGCGTGGGGCCGGGCAGTCGCCCAAGCGTGTGGTACGTGTGTATCCGCCGACGTGGCGTGCGCGCGTGCTGGGCGGACGGTTCGTCGCTGCGCCGCGCGAGCTAGTGCGAGCGGAGGAGTTGCGGGTCGCTCACGCGCGGCTCGGCGTCCTCGACGAAGAGGACCTAACGCACGACGAGGCAGCCGCGGTGCTGATCGGCATCTGGGCTGCGCGCGCTGGTGCGGTGGGCAAGACGTTCAAGGCACGGAGAACCGCATGACTGCCTTGTACCTGCCGGGGATGGAGAGCGAGCAGCGCGACCCCGAGCTCTCGCAGTGGTTCACGGAGCCGGAACTCGCGGCGAAGGTGTGGCACTGGGCCAATCAGCGAAAGCAGCCGCGCTGGGTTCTCGAGCCAGCCGCCGGCCAAGGCGCGCTGATCCGACCGATCCACGACAAGCCCTACAAGTGCGAGAGGGTCGCGGCGGTCGAGCTCGACACCCGTCACGCCTTCGTGCTCGCGGAATGGATGCGGCGCGCGCGCACATCGATCAAGTGGCAGACCATTCGAGCCGATTTCCTCGAGGTGGAATCCCCGCTGCTCATTCAGCCGTTCGACGTGGCGCTTATGAACCCGCCTTACGAGGACGAGCAGGCAGAGCGGTTCGTACTGAAGGCGCTTGCGTTTGCGCCACGCGTGGTCGGCATCTTCAAGAGCTCGTTGCTGCACGGGGTGCGGCGTTACCAAACGCTTTGGGCGCGCGTGCGGGTACAGCGGATGGTCTATCTCGCGAGCCGCCCGAGCTTCGGGCGTGGTGTGTCGGGAGGCAAGCAGGCCGAATCGGATTTCGTGGTGCTCGACCTCGAGCTCTCGGACACGGAGCGTGAGGCGCACTGGGTGCGGCAGGAGCATTGGCCATGAGCGACAAGCCCTACTTCGCCTTCGAAGGCGAACTGAAGCCGTTGCCGGTCGAACCGACACACTGCACCTGCGGCGTCGTGCTCGAGCCGCTGCGTCGCCACGCCGGGCTCTGCAAGCGCTGCGTGCTGGCAGGTTCGGTCTCGCCGCCGGCGCCGACCGACGCGCTGCGCTCGAAGTGTCGCTTCATCCGCACGCTACGCCGCCGGCGGAAGAACGGACACCACGAGCGATTCGTCGAGGTGCAGTGCTCGTGCGGACGCAAGCGGATCCTGCAGTGGAAGACGTGGATCCACCACCGACCCAAGTCGTGCAACCGCTGTCGCCTCAAAGACGTCGAGGCGCACGGCTTCGAGGCGGAATATGCGCGCTGAGCGACGAAATCGTGCCTCGCGCGCGCGCACGCGCGACGCTATGACGTGGGTCGAGCATCCAGCGTTTACGCAGCGCTACCCGAACGCCAAGGGCGTCGTCGAAAGCGTCGAGGTCGAACAGTGCTGGTCATGCCAGTGCTCGCCGGCGCTTCGGTGCTACGTTTGGCAAAACGGCGACTGGCGCGTGCGGTGGTACACTGCGAATCAGCGCGCAGCGTTCTCGCCGTGCATGCGGGGCGGTCGTGCTCGGGACCTCGCGAAGGCGAAGGAGCGTGCGCTCGATGCAGCCGAAGCGCTGCTGCGCGGCGCGCTGAAGACGCTCAAGGCGGCACGGGTGCAGCGATGAGCGACAGCTATCTCAGCGTCCTGCAGGGACACATCGAGCACGTCGAAGCCATGCCTTGCAGTGTCGAGTACCGCGCGTCGCTCAGGCATGTGCTTGCAGCCGCCCGAACGATCGCACAGGCGCTGCGTCACATGTCGCGCCTCGGATCCATCCCGTCGAGTTCGCCGGCACTGGCGCTGCCCGAGCTGCCGATGTTGCCCGAAGACGGCATCGACCTACACGGCGCCGTTTCGCAGTTCGAAGACGCGCTGATTCGACAAGCGCTCGAACGTACCGGCTGGAACAAAAACCAAGCTGCTCGAGCGTTGGGGATGAAGCGCACGACGCTGGTCGAGAAGCTCAAGAAGCGAGAACAGACGTGAGCGACCAGATCACAGCGGAACCGCGCGATCGGCCGATTCTGTTTTCAGCGCCGATGGTGCGCGCGATCCTCGCCGGAGCGAAGACGCAGACCAGGCGCGTGCTGACCAGCGCGAACTCACTTGTAAACGGCTCGGGTCCCTGCATGCGCAAGGACCCCAGGATCATCGGGGCTTGGTCAAACCTCGATTTCGCGGCCGCGTGGGTCGATCCGGGACCGTCGCCGGCGGGAAATCCCGGGCCGTATCTCAAGGTCCCAGGCGGCGATGAATCTGTGCACCGCGTCTATTCGCGCGTGCAGGTCGGTGATCGGCTCTGGGTGCGCGAGACGTGGCGTACGTTCGAGCGTGAGGAAGACCTCGTCGACGGCATTCTGTTCGCTGCCGATGGAGCGTTCATCGCAATCGCGAACAGCCGCGACTCGGCGGACGCGTGGGTGGAGGCGCACCGACGGCACAGCAATTGGCGTCCCTCGATCTTCATGCCTCGCTGGGCTTCGCGCATCACGCTCGATGTGACTGACGTTCGCATCCAGCGCCTGCAGGACATCAGCGACGCCGACATCGAGGCGGAGGGCGTGCTGCCGTATGTCGGCGCGATGCGCGTGAACGGCGAGGCGGCGAAGGGCTTCATCACCGCGCGATATCGCTTCGCGGGACTCTGGAACGCGATCAACGGCAAGCGCCGCTGCTGCGCGTGGCCTGACAATCCGTGGGTCATCGCGGTCACGTTCCGGCGGCTCGAGGCGGATCGATGACCGAGCGGATCGAGTGCGCGGCGGTCCGGTACCGCGACAAGGTCTGGTGGCTGACACGCCCATGCCGGCACGGGCACGTGCTCCACATGCTCTCGCAGGCGCTTGGCGAAGACTACCGACGCGACGAAGAGCGCGCCGAGCAGGGCTTTCTTACCAGCACCAAGCGCTTCGTCGATCGCCTCGAGGCGGTCCAGGTTGCGATCGCGGCAGGACAAATCAGTGCACCGAAATGGCCGCCTGACCTCTACACGGAGGACCTATGGTGACGCTACGCGCGGTCGAGCTTTTCTGCGCGAGCGGCGGGATGGCGGAGGGCTTCCGGCGCGCTGGGATCGACTTCGAGTGGTCGGTCGACATCGACACGAACGCCTGCGAGTCGTACGAGTACAACCTCGGACGCCAGCCCTTGCAGATCGACGTTCGACATCTGCTTGGGTGGACCGAGCTGCTCGGCGCCGAGCCAGGACGGCTCGACCTGGTCGTCGCCGATCCGCCCTGCACGCCCTGGTCGAGGGCCGGCAAGCGGCTCGGGCTCTCTGATCCGCGTGACCAGATGGGTACGACCGCCCGGCTGCTCGCGCTGTGGCGACCGCGAGTCTGGCTGATCGGCAACGTGCCGGGCGCCGACGACGGTCCGCACATCGGCGCGCTGCAGCGCACGATCGGAGCCCTGGCTGACAGCTACTGCATCGACTACGCGTCCCTCGACGCCGCGGCGTACGGGGTGCCGCAGCACCGCGTGAGGACCTTTTGGTTTGGCCATCCGCTCGGCACGCCGTGCCTACGGTGGCCGGCGTCCACGCACGGTTCGGTCGCGCACCAGACGCAGATCGAGGGGACCGAGCTCCGACCCTACGTCACCGTGCGCGATGCGTTACAGCACTTGCCGGTCCGGACGCTCGGCAAGCGGATTCGAACCGTGCTCGCTGAGGGTCGAGGTGATCATCGCCCGAGTCGCGCGGAACGCCCAGCGCGCACGCTGACCCGCAACCCTTCGTCGGACGGCGCGCTGCTGTTGAACCCGAAGCACCCGATCAACCGGCCGGACAAGCCGAGTTTCACGATCACCACGAAGGGTGACATCCGCGGCGCGCAAGGGGCGTGCGTCAGCGAGTGGCCATGGAGCCGCCCGAGCACTGTCGTCACGACTCGGGCTGCGGTTTCGACCTTCGGACGGAGCGGACGCCGGGGCGAGCCGCAGAGCTTCAACGCGATCAAGCTCTCCGAGCGCGCCGGCGCGATCCTGCAGGGATTCCCCGAGGACTGGTACTTCGCGGGCAAGACGAAGCGCGCGCGCTGGTCGCTGATCGGCCAAGCAATGCCGCCGCCGCTCGCCGAAGCGGTTGCGCGCTCGATCGCGCAGTGGTGGGCGAGCAACGCGCCGGAGCAGAGGCGAGAAAGGGAATCCGCGTGAGAGAAACAGCAGCTGAGGCGCCGAGGTCGGGGTATCCGCTTGCATGGCCGGCTGGTTGGAAGCGCACCGCCTCGCCGCGCAAGCCTCCGTACAAGCTGACGCTCGAGGCAGCGCTCGACGAGCTTCTCCGAGAGCTCCGCAGCCTGCACGCCCGCGACGTCGTCATCACCTCGAACGTGCCAACGCGACGAGACGGGCTGCCGCGCAGCGGCCTGAGCGAGCCGCCGGACCGTGGCGTGGCGGTCTATTGGTCGGCGCGCGATCGCCGCCCGATGGTGATGGCCTGCGACACCTGGAACACGGTTCGCGGCAACATTCGCGCCATCGGTCTCGCGATTGGAGCGCTTCGAGCGATCGAGCGTTCGGGGGCATCGCAGCTGCTCGAGCGAGCGTACACCGGTTTCACCGCGCTGCCCTCCGAGGCCGGCGCGAGTTCCTGGCGCGCCGTGCTCGGGTTCGGTCCGGGCCCGATCAGCATCCTGCAGCTGGAGGAGGCATACAAGAAAGCCGCGCGCACAGCTCACCCCGACGTCGGCGGGTCGCACGAGCGAATGGTCGAGGTGAATCGCGCGTACGCCGACGCGCAACGCGAGGTCTTTCAATGACCCCAATGCTCGCGCTCACGCTGTACCGGCCGTGGCCGTTCGTGATCATGCGCATGGGCAAGCGTGTCGAGAACCGACCGTGGCGCCCGTGGTCTGCGGTGATCGGGAGACGCATCGCGCTGCACGCGGGCAAAGTGTTCGACGACAACGTCGCCATCGACGCAACGGCGAGCGAGGCATATCGACAGGGCATCGTCGGGACAGCGGTCGTGAAGGGTTGGATCTCCATCGACTCCGTGACGCGCCTGTCGCTCGGGACCCACAGTCGCAGCTTGACGCTGGAAGAGGCGACAGCCGCCGCAGCGTCGCCATACTTCTTCGGGCCTTACGGCTGGGTGCTCGAAGACGTGCGCGAGTTGTCCGAGCCCATTCCGTGCCGAGGCGCACGTGGGCTCTGGCCGGTCCCGTTGGAAGTCATGCGCGCGAGCAAGGAGCTGGTGGCAGCGTGAGCAAATGGTGTCCGCGCTGCAAGTGTCTGTACCCGTCGCGCTTCCGTGACTGCATCGGCTGCAAGCCTTGCGTCGTCTGCATCGACCGACCACAGGCAGGCTTGCTTCTCTGCAAGCAGTGCGGGCGCTCGTACGATGCTGCGAAGGCCGCCGACGACGGCACGCTCTTTGCCGTGATCAAGTGGGCTGCCGAGCGCGCGCGTCGGTTCGAAGCCCGGAGGAGGAGAGCGTGAGACCGATCGATTACGGGCGAGTCGAGTTCCACAAGAGGAATCTCGACGCAGGGTGGGACGAGTACCGCGTGGTGCTGCCACGTCCGGCCAACGACACAGGCGAGTTCTCTGTGCAAGGCGAACCTGCTCGCCGAGCGTGGATCAAATTCCTGCTTTCGACCGCGGCGGGTGTCGCGCACGCCTGCCACTACCATCAACTCGAGCACGCGATCGCAGACTTTTGGGATGCGCTCGCGACGGCGTGGGAGGCGTGATGTCCGACCCAATCTGCCGCTGGTGCGGGAAGGCATACGACGCGCACGCCATCTTGCGACCCAAGGGGGCACCGCAGCCACGCATGCCGTGTGCGGGCTTGCGCTCGGGCTTCATGGCGAAGCCGGCAGCGCCGTCGAACAAGCACACCGACAGCTGTCTGCAGAAAGCAGGCGACGCCGAGCCGATCTTCGTGCTGCGAGCGCAGGACCAGCTCGCCCCGCTCGTGATCCGCCATTGGGCGAAGCTCGCCGCGCAAGCCGGGACGCCCGACCACAAGTTACGCGAGGCGCACAGGTGCGCCGACGACATGCTCGCTTGGCAGGAAAAACACGGCGCGAAGCGCCCGGACTGAGAGGAAACTATGGCGAACGGCGGAACGAAGGTCGACGAGAAGTGGAGTCAGCGACTGTCTACGCGCGCGCGTTTCCTGGAACGGCGCAAGGAGCGGCAGCAGAAGGCCGAGCAGCTCGAAGCGCTAAAACGCGATATTGCCGAGATCGACATCGAACTCGTCTCGCTCCAACGCCGGTTCGTCGACGAAACGAGTCAGCTCGTTGGGTTGCTCAACAGCGACGTCACGGGTGTGGTCGGAGCTCCCAAAACGTCCGCAGTTGCAGCTGCGGCTGCGCCGGGAGATTCGCAATGACACCTGCAGCAGCAGCCAAAAAGGCCCGCAAGATGAGCGCTCCGCCGCTCACAGCAGCGCCCGAGTCCGCCGGCCCGGCCGGCGAATACGTCGATCCGGCGAGCCTGAGACCATGGCCGAAGAACCCGCGCAAGAACGACGGCGAGCCGGTCGCGCGAGTCGCCGAGTCGATCC